TAATTTTAGGTTCAACTGGTTATTTATCAGTCAATATAAATCCCACAAATTGGTCACTTACTTATTACAACGGTACAACTTATTATACTACAACAGTTTCACAGACCCTGACACCTGGCTGGAAACATTTGGCATGTATCGTGGCGAACGGATATATCACCGCCTACTATAATGGAACTCAATCCGGAACACCAACGGCTTACGCGAATCCAGTAACTTTAACGAACGAAATTCAGCTTGGCTCAAATGGTGGTTACGCCCCAACGGACGCTTTATACGACGACCTCCGCATCTACAACACGGCTCTGACGGCGGCACAGGTCCAGTCGGTTTACTCGAGTCAAGGAGCCCCGGCGCCGAATCGCGCGATGCCTTTGCCGAAGCTCGCGTGGGATTTCAACGGGACGACGACGCCGTACATCGGATCGGCGACGTCCACAATCACTGGAACCGCTAGTTATACTTCTGGAAAATACAATCAAGCAATCCTTATATCAAATCCGTCAGGGACTCCCGTGAATTACGTCGTGTACGACATTAGTCCTCAAGTTTATCAAGTAAATTCTGGTTTTAGTCGCACCATATGGGTTCAATTCACGAATTTGTCAACTTTGCCGGCTTTTGCAATTTTCGAAGGAGTTCAAACTTCAGTTCTTTCAACCGGAATGTATCATTATCTGAATGCATCGGGTCAAATCGGTTCAAACTTTGCAGATGGGACCTCTACATTTAGTACTATAACAGGTCCAGTCGCCCAGTTAAATACATGGTATCACCTCACGACCGTTATATTCAATGGCACCATGACATATTACGTAAATGGTGTGGTCATAGGGTCTGCTATTTATACCCAGATACCCGCAGTCACGGTTCAATATTCCACTAGCATTGGTGCAAGAACTACTGGTACTCTCCCTTGTATTGGTGCAAACATCGACGACCTGCGCATATTCGACCGAGCTCTGACGGCCGCGCAGGTTCAGTCTATTTACAATCAGCAGGGCGTGCCGGGGCGGGGGGTTCAAAATAGCCGAGTCCCTACGTTCACGGTCAGCGATCAGAGTCAAAAACCATTGACATTGAGTACTTATGGTTCAGCAACGTCCAACACAAATAGCCCATTTGGTGGGACGGAAGGATCTATTGAAAATTTGAATTATGGTATTCCATCATCTGTTTCAAAGACTAATTTCAGTTTCTGGAGTTCAAATTGCTTTATAGAATTCTGGATGTACCTGAGCGGAACTAATTCGGGAAATCCCAGAATAATCGAACGAGGTAATTACCCAAACTCTGAATATTCTGTATACATGAACGCATCAAGTGGAGGGTACCGTCTCAAGTTTTCTTACGGATCGAATTTTCCTTTTTCATTTCAATTCGTACCGGGAACCTGGAATCATTTTTCATTTTCATATAATTACGCCACGCAGACGTTGTACGGGTCCATCAACGGAAGTGTCGCCAGCGGTGGCACGACTTCTGGTATAACGTACAATTCTGGATCATCTGTAAGTCTTTATCCGAGTGGAGGTGGTTACGTTATTGACATTTCAAACCTTCGTGTAGTCACTGGTGCCGCAACTCTGCCGTACATATCAAATTTCACGCCCCCGACCGCACCTCTTTCAATTTATCCGACGGGAACGACGGCTCTTTTGCTTCGGTCCGTCTCGCCCCTGACCATGTTTTCGGGTGGCGCGATTCAGTCCGCGACCGGTGGCAACACAGTTCAGGATATCGGTGGGTACCGGATCCACACATTCACGACGATCGGGACGAGTACATTCACGCCGTCGACTTCTGGAAACGTCGAGGTCCTCGTGGTTGCGGGGGGTGGCGGGGGTGGCGACGATTCAGGTGGCGGTGGTGGTGGAGGACAACTTTCTTATAACACGCAGCTAGCAATAACAGGATCTGTAAATGTGACTGTAGGCAGTGGCGGAGCTAGAAATGGTTATAGACAGACAGGATCGACTGGAGGATCATCATCTTTCGGAACTATTACAGCTACGGGGGGCTACGGGGGTATTGGTAATATAGGTATAGGAGGTGCGAGTGCATCTGGATTTTCAGGAGGAACCGCCGGAACTACTGGTGGTGGTGGCGGCGGCGGCGCGACTACAAGCGGGTCAAATGGCGTCGGTACGGTTGGAGGTAGTGGAGGAACTGGCATTTTAAATTCAATTTCAGGAACTTCCACTTATTACGGAGGCGGTGGTGGAGGTGGCGCATGGAACGGAACGGGCGGATCTGGTGGCACTGGTGGAGGTGGATTAGGAGGAAGCGCGCAAGCTGTGTTAGCTACTAATGGAACCCCAAACACGGGCGGTGGCGGGGGTGGTAGTGGCTGGTCAGGATATGGGAGCGGCTCCGGCGGTTCAGGAATCGTGATCGTCCGGTACCCGCTTCCGGTACGTATGACGGGAACCCCCCTGTTCACCCAACTGTCCCCGTCGGCTGTGGCCTCCTCCGTCGGCGCGTTCAGTCTCCGGGCGGTCAATGGGACGAGTGCGAGGGCTGTGCAGGTTCGACCACAGGCGCAGTTTCCTCCGGTGGCGATGACTTCGGCAGCTGTGCAGGCGGGGAACCAGTTCACTCAAACCCTCGCGGGTTACTCATTTGGTGGCACAGGAAGCTATGTATCTAATAGTTCCTCGACGCTCAGTTCAAACTATTCATGGAGGGCATTTGATGGTATTGATAGTTTAGGTCGGTGGGTGTCAGCCGCCACCTACACCGTTAACACGCCATATTCGGGAACAGCGACCACAACCGCCGCAGGTTTTTCTTACCCAGGTGAATGGCTTCAGATCCAACTCCCTCAAGCAATCGTTCTCTCAAGTTATTCAATTTTCCCACAAAATACGAATATCCCCTCCATCTGGAACGTGTTTGCCTCGAATGATGGAACGACGTGGACGGTCATAGATCAGCGGGGAACTCCCCCATCAACTGGCATTTATAACAATTATACTATTTCTGGAAGTCCCGTAGCCTATTCACACTACCGAATGGGGTGTTACCAGGTCAGTTTAAACAATTCTTTCGCCATTGGTGAAATGAAATTATACGGTTCAAACGCCTCGTGGCAAACCGATTTCTACACCGACCGCCTCGGCAATCTGCTCACAGCTCCGGTCGTCGGGCAAAGCTTGGCGAACTGGCTCGGGGGCGCGACCGGATACGTCACGACGTGGTACGACCAATCCGGTGCTGGGAACCACGCGACCCAACTGACCGCCGCGAATCAACCGATTATCCAAAGGGCGACGAAGGGGCCGGGGTATTCGTGTTTGTTTAACGGGACGACAAACTCTTTAAATACAAGTACAGGGGGTATTCTAGATAATACAAATTATACATTTATAGGTATTACTAGAAGAAATGCGGCTAAGAAAAATTCGTATTTTTTCGGCATAAATGGGCCCGGGGCTCTAAATAGCAGATTACACGTAGGTTACCAGTATTCTTTTGCACTAGGAGATGGTGCCGACTCATTCAAACTGGACCAATATGCAAATGCTGTTGGGTATAATCCCGCAAATTTCACGACGGCATCAGCGGAGGCGCTTCGTTATACTACGGGTATGCAGTCATCAACTAGCGGGAAGAAACTTTATACGAGTGACACTGCTAATTACGGAATAACCGCGAGTTCTGTAAATACGAATCCATTAACAAGTGGAGGTGGATTTATGTATATAGGGCAAGCACCCGGGCAGGGTTTTTATCAAGGAGAAATCTACGAGCTCCTCGTATTCACACAGTCTCTTTACGACTTGGACACGTCGGGTGGGCTCATCAACCAGGTGTACCAGAACCAGCTGGGCGCTTACGGAACGTGATAAACTTCTCGTCTCAGAGCAGGGATGAGTTTTACTTCACAAACTCCTCAACCTATTTTAGCATGGAATTTTGATGGCTCAACCACGAGTTACATCGGGGGTGTTTCGCCGACGGTAACCAACGGAACAGTTTCTTATCAGGCTGGAATTTATGGACAGGCGTTTTATATTAACGGATCCACCTCTAACGTGATTTACTCCGTACCCGACATTCCAGTGATGACCATGTGCTTCTGGTGGAACCCCACGAGCACATCGGCTGGGAATTTACTTGACATGTCTTCTGTGACGTCAGGGACGGTCACCAACGATAGGATAAACGTCACCCTTGACGGATCTGGTAGACTGGTTGTGAATTTCTCGCCAATTACCAGTTGGAATTCACCTATTCTGGGGAACGGTGGGTGGTACCACATCGCCATCGTAGCTACAAACACGTCGTATTCAACATATTTTAATGGAATTTTCCAAACAACGGTGACTGCGTCGTTCCCTACAATCACCACTTACGGAAGGAACCTGTCTATAGGCTGTCTCGTTGATGGTACGGGTACGGCTGGAAATGGTTTGATAGACGATTTGTGTATTTATAACAAAGTTTTGACAGCGGCGCAGGTTTTACTTATATATAATGCAAAAGGTATACGAAGATCAGTAGTTACTAATGTGCCAACTGTTTTTAGTCCAATTACTATTGGCGGAGCTGTGAGTTATGTTGGTGGTCAACAAGTAATTACATTCGCCATATCATCTGGAAATACAACACTTCAAGTACTCCGCGGCGGGTACGTGAGAATATTAATAATAGCCGGCGGCGGCGGGGGTGGGGGGAACATTTACAGCACCACCGCTACCAATGTAAATGGAGGCGGTGGAGGCGGGGCCGGGGAGGTTTATTATGCATCTTCTTATTATTTAGCGGCTGATAACTATACTATAACTATAGGAGGTGGCGCAGGTGGCGGTGGATGGGCGACGTCTGTACCAGGTAGAGGAGGGACGGGAGCAAGCACATCATTTATTGGCAGCCTTGGTGTCAATATTACTGTTGCGGGTGGCGGCGGCGGCGGGGCCGGTACTAGTACTAACCGGAATGGTGCTAATGGTGGATCTGGAGGAGGTGCGGGGCTAACTGCTGTAGCAACATCTTCCGTCACGACGGGTGGAGGGTTGGGCAACGGCGGCGGGGCCGGGCACACTGTATCAGGTCAACAAGGTGGTGGCGGGGGCGGCGCCGGAAGTGCAGGTTCACAAGGCGGCGTGGCACCCGCGGGTGGCGCCAGAGGTGCAGGATTTTCAACTGATATTTCTGGAACGACCGTAGTATATGGGCAGGGGGGTGTGGGTGGAAACGGGGGTGTGGCTTTAGCCCAAGGAGGCACCGCAACATCAGGCGACGCTGGTACAGGAACTGGAGGAAATGGCGGTCAGGGTGGCACTAGAATTAGAGGTAATAACGGAGGCTCGGGTGGAAGTGGTATTATTATAATAAGCTATCCTTTTCAATATCCATATTTGGCTACTATGAAAGGCGCACCTATTCTTGTACAGCTTTCGCCAGCCGCCTCGGCGTCATGCACAGGTGCCTATAGTCTTGCGTCCGTGAATAGTACATCTTCAAAAGTTATTCAGGTGCGTAGATCTACAGACAACGTACTTCAAGATTTTTACGCAAATCGTCTGGGTGGAAGTCTTTTAACGACTCCTATATCAGGTACTAGAATTGCTGATTGGCTTGGCGGTGCAACTGGATATGTAACAATATGGTACGATCAAGCTGGTTCTAATAATGCAACTCAGACTAATACATCATTACAACCTAAAATTGATTATTCAAATAATCAAATTGATTTTAAAACAAGTGCATATTTCAACTTGCCCAACGGTACAGTACCTTATGGCAACTCTAATTATACAATGATTGTAAAACACAATACAATCACGTCTCCGGGGTGTATTGTTGGCAGCGGTACATATGGCATCACGTCAAACACAAACGCACTAGAATATGATTCGAGTGTCGGTTATAAAAACTTTTGGTGGAACAATGATATTACAGGTGGTACTTACGCAGCAAACAATACTGTGTCGGCCGTTTATGACAATACAATTGGCCGAACTTTATATGTAAACGGTAATTCTGTAAATACAAATGCTAATACTAACAGAAATAGCGGAACAAATCAGAATACTATAGGAACAGATCTAAGAAGTAATCAGGGGCAGGGATCAAATCATGTTCTCAATGGGGAGCTCTATTACATGTTCTTGTTTAATTCTGCATTGAATTATACTGATCGCAATTTAATTGAAGGATCGTATCTTTATGCCTTCACTACATTTACATTCACAACTTTGGGAACAACAGGACCCTTGGGTCCATTATCTCTATCTGGATACTCTGGAAATTACCCTGGAGCCGGTACTTCAAGTGCGTTATATCTTGTAAATGGAATACAATATTGGACAGTTCCCAAGACAGGTTCATACACATTTACAGTTGCTGGAGCGGGATCATTCAGTTCAATAAGCGTTGATCCAGTCAATGCAGGTAATGGCGCTGTTCTTACAGCGACATATACTTTAAATCAGAACCAATTAATAGGAATATTAGTTGGGCAAAAAGGAATTTACAATGGTGATGGCGGAGGGGGGACATTTGTTGCTTCGGGTACCACTCCTCTTTTCGTGGCCGGTGGCGCCGGTGGCATAGGATATGAAACAGGGGCTAACGGAAACGTGAATGGTTCACTTAACACATCAGGTAAGGACGGGCTCTTTTTCGCGCCGACGCAGGCGGGTACGGGTGGCACGAACGGTGGCGGTGGCGCGGTCGCAACAAGCGGTAATTTTAACAGAAATGATGCAGGTGCTGGATTTTATGGAAATGGTGGCGCCGCAGGAACCGCATCATTAACATCAAAAGCTTTCGTAAACGGGGGTTATGGAAGTTTGAACGGACAAGGGAGTGCGGGATTTGGAGGGGCTAGTTGTTCAGGAAATTTCCCATCAGCAAATAGAACGGGAGGAGCTGGTGGCGGATATTCTGGCGGCGGTAACGGCAGCGCGGCCGGTCAAGGAAGAGGAGGTGGTGGTGGCGGATCTTATGATATTACTGGCGTTTATTCAGCAACAGCAACTAATTTAAACGCAGCAGGATATGTTACTGTAACTCTGAATTAAATTTCTCAGCTAATAGTACCAAATGTCGGCCAAGTACCTCCCATTCATTCTGTTCTTCCTGGTTGCCAACCCCATGACCTATGACCTGACCAGCCAGCTGCCAGTGGTCGGTGGCTTCATCCAGGACAAGACCGGCCGCCCCAGCCACATCGGTGTGCTGATCCACGCCCTGGTGTTCGTGCTGCTGCTGCAGTACGCCGCCAAGATGGTCTAAGCCCCAGTCGCGTAGCGACTGTCCTCGCGGAGCTTCATTCCCCAGTCGCGTAGCGACTGGTCTCGGCTCGCGTAGCACCCCAGTGGATCACAGTCCCTTCGGGACTGGTCTCGGTCACTCAAACTGCTCCAGGACACCCTTGATAGCCACCTGAAAAGCCTTTTTAACAGAACTAAATCCTTGATAATTCATCAAGGTTGCTAAAAGACCAGTACAAATATCCTTTGCGTTCTGCTGTTCTTGAACACTCAGGCTCCAGAGCAGCTGCTGCTGTTCCGGAGTCAGGGCATCCCACGCCGCTTCAGCCCGAGTCCACACCTCATCCGGGTCTGCATTTTCATTCCAAAATTCCTTCACACACGCACACATGTGTTTGTACGTACCCCTGGAGAGGTCCCCACGTTCAAACACATGAATGATTTCACAATTTTCATCCAAAATACAAAGTTCACAGTCAACTTCGTCAAGGTGGTGCATCGTTTTATAACCTCATAAAATTTTCAGAAGGATTTTGATCTACGAACCGGCGCCGACCGCGCCTTACGGCCGATGGCCCGTCTGACCAGGACACCAGGCATCCAGTAAATCACACTGGCCTGAACACCGTTCGTCAATCCATTGGCGACTGGATTGTGTTTTTTATGAGCCTGTTTGTTGTATATTTTGAAAAGGGTATTTGTGAGTTTTATGCCTGCCGCACGTGCATTGGCCTTCGCCTTGACGTTATTTGTGTTGTTGAGGGCGTTGAGGTACTTTGAATAAGCGTTCAAAAAGTCTCTTTTATGAACTGGGTTGAACTTGTAGTAGTTGAGCGCTCTGGACAGGAACTGGGGGCCGACGCGCCGGGTCGCCGCCCGCCAAACCGACCTGCGGATCGCCGCAGTGACCATTATTATTAATAGATTTAATAAATTTCAGCGTCAAGTTTCCGTTCATAAAAGTTCCTGCCAACTCAAAAGAACGTCAGCATCGACGGTTGCCTGTGAAGTGTTGTTGAAAAATGCGAGCGTAAATATATCGCTCGTCTCTGTGAACGAATTCCGGCCAATCTGTGAAAAGTACTGACCGAGTTCGAAGACGGCCAATCCAGAGGTTTTCCCCTGCGCCGCAACCAGACCTGACGCCACCTGTTGACACGTCGTGGCTGAAAAGGCTGTCGCCGACTTGTCCACAAGGATGCTCGTGCTCGGTGGCGCCGCCAAAAAGTTCTCACCCGTCAGGTTCGCCGCTGTGACGTTGCTCCACAGAGCCCACTGTACGATGTCATCCGTCGACTTTATCACCACCTCAACCTGCTTGATGGCGCACACAGAGTCGAGGCGATCAGCAACCAACTTGACTGATATGACCGGTACCCAGGTTCCAGCACCCACGGTCGCACTGAACGTGGCCAGATTGGAGTACAGCGTGAGGGGTGCGTTCGATCCACCCTCTGATATGACGGTCGAGCAAATCTGCGTCAGGTTCGAGGTTGCAGGCGCCGCTCCGTTCAGAGTCTGAATCTCGTACCGGACAGGCAAACACGCCGTTGTTATGTACGCCCCCACGACCAAGTTGGCGTGATTGAACGTGTGGCACAGGATGAAAATACCGTTGATGACGAAACCCATGCGAACCGAGCCGACGCCAAGCCATTCCATGTCGATCCAGAGAATTTGGGACTTTGTGATGTCCAGCGTCAGACCGGACGGTCCAGTTCCCAAGAGCTTATCACCGTTCCAATTGACCTGCGCCACGTTTGAAAGCGTAACGGTTCCAGTGACGTTCGAACGCTGGACGAGCTCGGGTCCGTTCGCCAACTCGACGTAAAAGCCGTTGTCCGCCCCGAAGTAGCCTACGCGCTGACGTGTGTTGCCTGGAGAGGCTGGTGCCATCGTGAATGTCATCATCGTCAAAAGAGACTTTCCAGGCTGATATCTGAACGTATACGCAGACTCGCGTGCCGCAAACGAGCCAGTCGTATTGGTCACCGTGAGATTTGCAGAACTCTGGGTCGGTATGAAGGTCACCGATCCACCCGATGCGACGTTCGACCGGAACGACGCGTCAAGGCCGAACCTCTGCTGAGAATCAAAGAGCGTAAAAGGATTGCACACACGTAGCCTACCGAACGCGTCCAGTTGGGGCGTGGACGCGAGTGTCACGTCGGAATTGAATAGGTATACCATTCTAATATATACTCCAGAAACTTCCTGTCCAAATTACATTTATGGCTCCATAATTTAGAGCCAAAATTACAGAATCCTGACCATCTATGAGGTCTGGAGCCGACGCGGCAATAGTCACTCTGTATCCTACAAATGTACCCGCAAGACCAGATTCATCCTTGATTATGTACTGTTTTCCGGCCGTGAGTGATGACCCGATTGGTAGGTTGACCGTCTGACCATTGGACATTCCGATGTAATAATCACCGACTCCTGCACCGTAGCTGGTCGTCCGCCCAGTGACGACGGCTCCGAGCGTTGAAATAGTTACAGGAGGCCCTGATCCCCCGCTGCCCTGGAGAGGTCCCATAGACAACCACGTTCCTCCTAGCGGGTCGGATGTAGGCATGAGAGTTGGAGCGTCCACCGCAAATAAATCAACGTAGTAATAATCAGTCGGTGAGCCCGCATAAAATTGAATATCAAAGACTTCAGTAGGATTTTGAGTCACAAAAGTCGTATATCTGTACACGTACGTCTGATCCGTACGTGTCGTCGTATCTGATGCATTAGAGCCTATCCCGATCCCTATGACGTTATTACCGTTGGTGAGGAAAATAGCCCTTAGATTATAAACGCCCGGTTTGCTGAATCTAAAATTTCCATTCACTGATCTGGATACGAGTGAACTTGACCCCTGTTCATTGAATGCACCTAGATTGAGAGCAAGGGCCTGTCCGTACAAGGCGCCTGTATACACTGGTGGTGTGTAATTTGATGCGAGACTATAGTACAGTGACCCACCCTCCCCGAGAGGCGTCCCGAGACTTGAGAAGACGTTACCCGAGACTACGAGGTTCCCTGTCACATAAGTGTTCCCTGACGGACCTGGAAGTATATTTGACGTGATGATCAGATTCGCTATGTTCGCGGTATACGACACATTGATGTTCGATGAGAGGACGTTGGTCGTCTGGAGTGCGTTCGAGGCGAAGATATTTCCTTGGACGTGAAGGTTGGCAGTGGGGCCCGTGGTGCCAATACCCACACCACCTCCTAAAGGATTAAGGGCCAGTGTATTACCGATTCTGGGATTATTGGTATAGGCGGACTGAATCCAAGCATGTCCCGCACCGCTTCCCGACGCCCCCATGTTGATTGCCTGTGCCGTAGACCCGGATGGACCAGCACTTATCACAACTCCGGTGGTCATAGACCCAGTTGCAGGAGTCACCGAACCAACCTGCACCTGAAAAATAGACTGTGGATTTGTCGTCCCGATACCTATTCGTCCACGCGAATCCATCACGAAGGTGTTGGCGCCACCCGAAATGTTGGAAAACACAACGACGTTCGTCCCGAGGATGCCTGGTCCCACATCAAGTCCTTTACTCGCGAAAATGTTCGCTGCTGTAACTGAATTTGAAACCACGAGATTCGCCAAGTTGGACACCGTGGCGACGTTCAGAGTGCTTACATTTGCCGTGGTCGCAAAGACGTTTGTGGTTGTGAGATCGGAGAAGGATCCGGTATTGGCACCGGCGTGGGCGCCGTAGAAGGTTGAGGCGGTCACAGACCCTATAACGTTGATGGTTGAGGCTGCGTTCGCGAGGGTCAGGGTATTGGCGAACAGGTTGGTCGTTGTGAGGGAATTTGAAGCATATATATTTCCTACAACCGTCAGGTTCGCACTTACTTCACTTGTGCCTATACCCACATTTCCCAGGTAATAAACGTTACCAGTACCCGTCGTCCACTGAGAGCCTATAAACCCAACTATATTTGTAGTGTAAATATTTGCAATATTTGCGACAAATATGTTCGCGGTCCCTTGAACGTTGAGGTTTCCAGTTACAGAAATATTTGAAGTGGTCAAAGAATTGCTCACGGCTAAATTTGTCAACAGGCCCACAGAGGTTATGTTGGGTTGGGCCGCCTGTGAAACCACAAGAGCCACAGTCGCGTTTGCGACGTTTCCCGTGACGTTAGACCCTGTGATATTAGAAAGCGTGTTTCCCAGAATCAAGGCGCTGTCCACGATGCCAAAAGCCAGGTTAGAAGCGTTCAGATTGCTGAGGGTGTTTCCTAGAATCAAGGCGCTGTCCACGATGCCAAAAGCCAGGTTAGAAGCGTTCAGATTGCTGAGGGTGTTTCCTAGAATCAAGGCGCTGTCTACGATGCCAAACGTGAGGTTAGAAGCGTTCAGGTTGCTGAGGACGTTGCCGGAGACTATCCCCGTGATATTGGAAACCTGGATGTTGCTGAGGGTGTTTCCTAGAATCAAGGCACTGTCTACGATGCCAAACGTGAGGTTAGAAGCGTTCAGATTGCTGAGGGTGTTTCCTAGAATCAAGGCACTGTCTACGATGCCAAATGTGAGGTTAGAAGCGTTCAGGTTGCTGAGGGTGTTTCCTAGAATCAAGGCGCTGTCTACGATGCCAAACGTGAGGTTAGAAGCGTTCAGGTTGCTGAGGGTGTTTCCTAGAATCAAGGCACTGTCTACGATGCCAAACGTGAGGTTAGAAGCGTTCAGGTTGCTGAGGGTGTTTCCTAGAATCAAGGCGCTGTCTACGATGCCAAACGTGAGGTTAGAAGCGTTCAGGTTGCTGAGGGTGTTTCCTAGAATCAAGGCGCTGTCTACGATGCCAAACGTGAGGTTAGAAGCGTTCAGATTGCTGAGGGTGTTTCCTAGAATCAAGGCGCTATCCACGATGCCAAATGTGAGGTTAGAAGCGTTCAGGTTGCTGAGGGCGTTGCCAGAGACGAACCCGGAGATGTTTGAAACCTGGATGTTGCTGAGGGTGTTTCCCAAAATCAAGTCGCTATTCACGATACCGAACGAGAGGTTAGAAGCGTTCAGGTTACTGACGGTGTTTCCTAGAATCAAGTCGCTATTCACGATACCGAACGAGAGGTTAGAAGCGTTCAGGTTACTGAGGACGTTTCCTGTCACGAGCCCTGATACATTTGAAAACTGGATATTACTGAGGGTGTTTCCTAGAATCAAAGCGCTGTTCACAACGCCAAACGATAGGTTAGAAGCGTTCAGGTTACTGAGGGTGTTCCCAGTTACAATACCTGATATGTTGGAAAGCAGCCCGCCGTCTCCAAAATATCTTAGGGCATAAACGTTCGCCACGTTAGCATTCCAGAGATTAGAGATCCCCTGAACGTTGAGGGTGCCTGTCAAGTAAGCATTGGTGGTTGAAAGAGCGTTAGAGACGTAGAGGTTACCCGTGATGCTTGCGGTCGCATTTGAAAGGGTCAGTGTGTTGGCGAACAGGTTGGTTGTTGTTACCGCGTTGGAAACGACGAGATTTGCAAAGGTTGAAGGGATGCTTGCTGTGACGTTCGACAATAGACCGCCGTCCCCAAAGTATCGCAGGGCGTAAACGTTCGTAACGTTAGAAACCCCCTGGACGTTTAGATCACCTGTCAGATAGACGTTGGTTGTGGTCAGAGCGTTAGAGACGAAGAGGTTGCCCGTGACGTAGAGCGACGTGGCACCCGTAGATCCTTGAATTGTTTGTGTAAGTATATTTGCCGTTGAAAAAACGTTTAAGGTTGTTGACGATAAGAACGGAATTACGAGTGTATCATAATTGAAAATAGTATTTGAAGCATTTGACGTTATACCCGCGGTGAAAAGATTCGTGGTCGTAATGGCATTAGAAACCACAAGGTTAGCAAATGGCTGTGTGATGGCATTGCTTGAAATGTTCGTCAAGAGGCCACCGTCTCCAAAGTACATTAGCGCGTAAACGTTAACCAGGTTAGACACCCCTTGAACGTTGATGTTTCCAGTTACAGAAATATTTGAAGTGGTCAAAGAATTGCTCACGGCTAAATTTGTCAACAGACCCACGGAGGTGATGTTGGGTTGAGCCGCTTGCGAAACCACCAGAGCCACGTCAGCATTTGCGACGTTCCCGGTCACGTTAGACCCTGAGATATTTGAAAGCGTGTTTCCTAGAATCAAAGTGCTGTTCACGATACCAAACGATAGGTTAGAAGCGTTCAGGTTACTGAGGACGTTTCCCGTCACGAGCCCTGATACGTTTGAAAACTGGATATTACTGAGGGTGTTTCCCAGAATCAAATCGCTGTTCACAACTCCGAACGCGAGGTTAGAAGCGTTCAGATTACTGAGGACGTTTCCCGTCACGAGCCCTGATACGTTTGAAAACTGGATGTTACTGAGGGTGTTTCCCAGAATCAAAGCGCTGTCCACGATGCCGAATGATAGGTTAGAAGCGTTCAGGTTACTGAGGACGTTTCCCGTCACGAGCCCTGATACGTTTGAAAACTGGATATTACTGAGGGTGTTTCCTAGAATCAAGGCACTGTCCACGATGCCGAATGATAGGTTAGAAGCGTTCAGGTTACTGAGGGTGTTTCCCGAAACTAACCCTGTGATGTTGGAGACCTGAATGTTACTGAGGGTGTTTCCCAGAATCAAAGCGCTGTTCACAACTCCGAATGATAGGTTAGAAGCGTTCAGGTTACTGAGGACGTTTCCCGTCACGAGCCCTGATACGTTTGAAAACTGGATATTACTGAGGGTGTTTCCTAGAATCAAAGCGCTGTTCACGATGCCGAATGATAGGTTAGAAGCGTTCAGGTTACTGAGGACGTTTCCCGTCACGAGCCCTGATACGTTTGAAAACTGGATATTACTAAGGGTGTTTCCTAGAATCAAGGCACTGTCCACGATGCCGAATGATAGGTTAGAAGCGTTCAGGTTACTGAGGACGTTTCCCGTCACGAGCCCTGATACGTTTGAAAACTGGATATTACTGAGGGTGTTTCCCAGAATCAAAGCGCTGTTCACGATGCCGAACGCGAGGTTAGAAGCGTTTATGTTCGCAAGTCCCGAAGCGTTAGATCCTATCAAGAGCCCATCAATCGTCAGACCTGTCAAAGTACCTACGGACGTGATGTTGGGTTGGGCCGCTTGTGAAACCACGAGCGCCACATCTGCGTTTGCAACGTTACCCACAAGGTTTGAAGAATTTAGGGAGGAAATTGAAGACCCGTTTCCAGCTATGTTTGTAAAAGTCGCAGTCCCTAGAACATATAGGTTGGAACCATCAGGGGGGTTGCTCAGGGACCCTATAGACACTCCGTTTTGGTAAGCTACATTACCATTTATAGTTGACCACTGGGAAGAGGTGATGGCGACGTTCGCAGCAGCAGAGACGCGCCCGTATTGGTCCACCGTCACCTGTGACACGTTGGCACTAGACCCCCATGTTCCTTGGGCGGTATTGAAAATTGGCAAATTTTGATCTAAAATTGCATTCTGGAAAAATACGTTAGTTGTCGTGACTGAATTACTTACGTAAAGGTTCCCGAGGTTTGCACTGTCCGCTGTAATTGAACCAGCTTGTAAAACTGATACGTTCGCAGTACCTGATATGTTTACAGAATCATAAATGAGATTTCCATAAATATGACCAGCTACATACAGGTTTCCGTAAAAGGTGCCGTCTTGACTGATGACGTTGCCTGCGATGACGTTTCCATTTGTGGAAAGAACGTTTGATGCGATGATCACGTTGGCTGGGGGGCAGGAACCGCCGCCCCCAGTTGACGTGAAGGACACGGGTCCCCCGTTTGCGATCGAGTCGCACATCTAATAGATATCAAGCAATTATTTACGGGGACGCGCAATGGCAACAATCAAAAGACCTGCAATTGCAAATGCAAATACAAGGTACATCTTCATTTTGTCACCAGAATCCCATGGTACCGGGTCTGGGAGGCTCGGCGGTCGTACAGGTTCGTCGGGTACATGGATTGTCTGGAAACGTAAAATAAACATGTTCCTACCTAAATCTCTCGCTGGGCTGAACCCCTTGTCAACAAACACGTCACCGTTATTTGACTGGCGCCAAGTGATGGTCAGCCGGTCTAGCTTGTCAATTCTGGACTCAAATTCAGTGCTTATACGATAATTTGCATTGTAAAATTCGTTATTGTAAATATAGGCGGTGTTTGTATAGGTTGAGGCGTTTGAAGCGAGTGACGTGGCCGCCTTGACGGGGATCACAGCAAATGACCCGTAAAAGGCGTTGGAGTTTGGGACCGCCAAGTTGTGAATAGCAGACGTGTTTCCCACGTTCGTGGCGTATGTGTCTGAGAGAGTGAGCGCTGAAGCCACGAGGTTTTTCGGGGTCCTGAGTTCTTGGATATCCAAAGTCAGATACTGCGACGTGTACACGTCTGGCAACATAGCCGTGAGCACCTCAACCTTTGAGATATTGAGGATGGGTGACGTCAGGTGCAGAGTATATGAATTTGAATTTGGAAATATAGATTGATTCCTATTATTAGAATCAACATAGACGAGAATGTCGCCCATCTATTAGAGTTTAGGAGTTTTATTCTTACATTAGAGGCACACCTGCACGCCCAGGATAGAGACACACGTTGGGCTTTGAGCATGTGATGCGTAAGGTCAAGTATGACGGACCGATAAACTCATTCTGACCGCCACCCGCTGTGTAAAAATTCACAGTGAATTTCTCAATCAGACGAATCGGTTCAATGTAAGGAATTTCTACAGGGAAATACGCGTTGGTTGAGAATAGAGTCCTGTGGTTTGGTGTGGCGTTATCATCAAGTGAGATGAATACGATTGAGCTTGCGAGCTGGCCGACGTTAGAGGTGGTAATTAATGGAGTCGCACCTTCTTTTGATCCGTTAATTGAATACTGGAGGTATGTCTTGTCATTGAACTTTGATTTGAGTTCTTCAATATTGACGTAATATCCTGAGGAGGTCACTGGAGCAACGGCATTGGCGTGAAAACTCGCTGCAAGGAGCTCCGCCTTGATTACGTTTCGTAGAGGGGTGTTCATGTAACCGACGAAGCTCGTATTTGAGCTGGCACCGATTGAATCAACACGGATCGTGTACACCTCTGTGTCGCACATATTACTTTAAGACTCTATTTTTTTAGACGTGCTCCTACTTCTCAAGCAGAGAACCGCCAACGCCGGAAGCGATGGCGTAGTCGCGCTGCTGATCACGGACATACTCGGCGCCACCGCACAGGCCTCCTGGGGTCAGGCCGCTGCTGTAGTAATCAGCCGTCTCCGAGGGACCCGCCACACAGGACAGGGAGGGCTTGATCGCAAAGATGCTTGCTGGGTCGGAGGCGGCGTTGGGGCCTGCGACGGTCATCAGGGGAGAGGGCTCGAACGTGCTGGTGGAGCCACGGCCCTGGACCAACATGATCAGGATTGCCAGGAGCAGACCAACGATCACAGCTTGAACTAACATTTTTCCAACCTTGAATGCCATTTGATTTTTACGGATATTTTTTTTGCGTTAAAGCCAAGAATCACTTTTCTTTAAAGATCGTAGATATGGAGTTCTCGTTTGATATGAACGACGGTCAAGTGATGAAGATGGATGACAACGAGTCAAAGATTCTTGATGAGATTTCAATCGTCGCCCCTGATAGTCGGCGTGTTCCTGTGAGACCCAAACCTTCCCGGCCGAGTCCGTTTGCCAAGCGTGCCCCTGGTCCCATGGCGCCACCACCCTCACCTGATGAGGGTCTGGATATGTTCATGAATCCCAGCAAGCGTACAGCTCCTCCTGTGGCTCCTCCAGAGGAGTTTGACGGCGGCGAGGAGGATGACGAGTATGAAGGTGAGGAGGGTCAGCAGCAGGAGGGTGGCTTTCAGGGCTCCGGGGGTCAGACGCCTTCTGAGGGCTACAAGTCCATTGAGGACGAGAAGGCTGATTTACTGAACAAAATTACCCGCCTGAACAAGAAGGGTATTCAGTCCAGTCAGCGTATGACCATTTACTCGGACATTGAGGAGATTCGTACCGAGTACAAGCGTATGACCTATGGTATTGAGGTTGATCGCTCCATCAAGTTCCAGCGCCGCATGATGGTTGCTTGCATCACCGGCCTAGAGTTTTTAAACGACAAGTTTGATCCTTTTGACCTGGAGCTCAATGGCTGGTCCCAGAACGTGATGGAGAACGTTGATGACTATGACGGTGTGTTTGAGGAGCTATACAACAAGTACAAGACGAAGGTCCAGGTGGCACCAGAGGTGAAGCTGATTATGATGGTTGGCGGCTCTGCTATGATGTTCCACTTGACCAACAGCATGTTCAAGGCGGCAGTGCCCAACGTGACTCAGGTGATGCAGCAGAACCCCGGGCTGATGCAGAACATGATGGACGCCGTGCAGCGTACGCAGCCGGCTCCCCAGCAGCCTGGAGGCCCGCGTGAAATGCGTGGGCCCGGTATGGACTTTGGGTCGCTCATGAATATGATGGGCCCGCCCCCAGCACAGATGACGCGCCCTGGACGCCAAGCCGACGCCGAGTCGGTGTCTGACATCGTGTCCATGGACGAGGGCGACCCCGACACTCGCCAGGTTACGTTTGAGGGCGACAAGAAGAAGCGCGGCCCCAAGAGCAAGAAGAAGGAGGTGACACTTTAGAGTCTAATAATTTTCCCGTGTAAAATCAGGAGATGGTGACATTATCATATGCACCATTCGGCGGCGGGGCCGACCCCAGACCGCCTATATACGTACCATCTCTTCCTAATAATATGCCAACCTCAGATAACACCGAGTGTAATTACATCGTGATGTTTTTTGTGGCTGGTGTGATTGTCATGGGACTCATGGATTCCCTGCGAAAATGATTTAACGATCAATATTGTAAACTGGAGAGCTCTGATAGCCGGTGCAGCTGCACGGCTTGGCGCTCGCGATGCCGATCAGGTCCTTCTCAATCGCATTGTTGATGCGGACCTGAGCAGTATAAGCCATGCTGGTAATTTCACCTGGAACAATATCCATTTAAAATATAGGAAGAAAATAAATGACTGACATTGATCAAGGCGTTTTGGATTACTTGAACTTGGTCACGCCAAGGTGTAGCGTTAATCAAGAGTACGCCCGTGTTATGAAACAAACTGGAATTGCGAAAAGTGTGCCTTTAGGTCAACAGTGCCCGTCGGGCTATACAGCATATCAGCCCACTAAAGAGGGTTTTCCTGCAAATACTATAAATCAAATATGCACCATCAATACACCTACTAATGAACAAAATGCGGCTGTTTTTCCACTAGCAATGCAATGGTCGGCGTGTGTGACGCGTCGTCCAGCCGCGCCTGCACCACCTCTAGTTTGTGAGTACTGTAAATGCCCACCAGGGTCGGGTCGTGTTGATCTAGGGTGCCCACCTCAAAACATGGCTTGTATGGGCTGCCCAGTTGCGTTCACACCTGGAATTCCAATTGTGCCACCAACGGCACCCGTAGCTGTGATGTCACCAGCACCAGCACCAGTGACCAAATCTGAACTACCCATGTGGGCAATTATTCTCATAGTAATTGCGGTGTTTATGTTAGTAGGTGGTCTAACATTCATGGGAATCAAGATGTCGCAATAAGACACTTCCCCCTCCCGAACACATCTGGAGGTTTTTCCGGCTCGCCCTCAATTTCAAAACCTCCTTCACGATAGACCCTAAGACGCTTTGCGTACATGCTAAAAAATACCGACCACTGATCTGCAACGTCATAAATCAGTGGGTTATTCAGCTTACCGGCCGTCTCACGCATGATGCGGCCTATAGACTGTTTTATATCAGACTTGGGGGTGGCCAAGATAACGGTGTCCAGTACCGGAATGTCCAGGCCTTCATGGGCCAACTGGAACGTGGCCACCACCACCGGAGACTTGGCTGACTCGGCCAAGTCCTCCTCCTTCATGCCACCTATGTAGAGCTTCGCCTTAGAGCCAATCATATTTTGTAATAGAAAGCAATGTTCACGCCGGTCACTCAATACAAGTACGCGCCGATTGTTGCCAAGCGCCTCGTTGACCGTCTTGACGATCAAGACGTTCCTGGCCTCCAGTTCAGCGACGACGTTGATCATCCCGGCCATGTTGAGCTTCCCAAAGCGCGTTACCGGGGGCGCATCTTTGAAGGCTTCATCCGTGTAACGCAGAGTAATGACTTGTGTTGTCCCTTGATTCGTCCTTTCAATTCTGAAAAACTCTGGGCCGAGGAACCAGTACAGGAGCCGCGTAAGTCCGTCTTTGCGTTCTGGCGTCGCAGTAAGTCCGAGAGTAAACTTGGGACATATTTTGAACATAAATTGTGAAAAGGCTGGAGCACCTATGTGATGCGCCTCGTCCACCACTAAAAGCCCTATAGAGTCAAAAGCCTTTTTGTCAAACTCACGCGGCCCGGGCGTCGATGACATCGCACGCCCACACATAGTCTGGATCATGGCGATGACATAGTCTTTTTCAATATCAAACGTGTCACCCTGTACACGACCTATCGTAGCACCCGGGCAAAACTCTTTAATCTTTTCAACCCACTGATTCGCAAGAAACTCCTTGTGTACGACAATCATCGTACGGACTTTCAGTTGTGCCGAAAGAGCCAGGGCGACGGTCGTGTTATGGGTCACCGTAAAATCACCAAGAACGAATCTGCGGTTTCCATCAATTTCAAAACCAAAATATTCGCCAACACCTAACTTTTGAACTTTGATTCCTACATTTAAAACATTCTTAATTTGTTCTCTTGATTCTAGACGTTTACGATGAATCTTACATGGCACATCCTCAATTCCAGCACCTGAAATAGAACACCTGAAATAATTTCCAATTTTAGGACCACCAGGGGCGTTGGTACACGTCTTGATGCATTTTTGTTTATAACAAGCAAACCCAAGTGATCGCGCAAGGAATAAAACATCATCAAAAAGTTTCTCATTTTTTTGACAAAAATCCCATCCACCCCGATGAGCTGAACCATCAGAATCAATCAGACCGGCAAGGATTTGAAGACGTGCTTCACGTGAGTTGCACTTGTATATTAATGGTATATGCTTATTTCCAATTAAATTCAAATCTCTTAGAGTTTTGAAGAAATAATTTGGTTTTGTTCCCCTTATTCTATAATCATATTGTGATATATAGTCCAAATACAAGTCATACTTTCCTAGGTTTCTATGAAAGTAATGGAGAACCGTAGAATCTTGACATGATATACGCGCCGAATCGGAGGCGCCGTCACCCAACCAATACCCAACCATGTACGGATCTAACGGTACTTCATTTGTAGAAAATGAAATAGGAACTCTGTACCCTCTTACTTCATTATGTTTAAAGTCATTTGATGTGTTGAGGTAATCAAGTACAGAAATATCTAAAATTTCTCCATGTTTTTTGTTGCGTTTTTGAACATATTTAAGTGATAGTATATGCGATTCATTAACAATATAGGGATCACCTTTAGTGGGTACAATCTTATAGAGTTGCTCTGTTCCTGTACATGTTGACAGCACCTTTCTTGAAGTGGAGTCATCTCCCATGATCTGTTCCCCAACTTTGATGTCCTGGACCTTTTTTATAGTCCCATCAAACATCATTACGGGAGTGTCTTTCCCCAGACACTTACCATAGCCGCATGGGAGCGACAAAACGCCCCCTCCCTTTTCTTCAAAGGCTTTGACTCCAGCTGCAAAGGCTTCTGGTTGTCGCGTCGCTTCTCGTAGTCGGCCTGTAAATACAATCCCAGGAGCGCTCCTGAAATCAGGCCGTACATCCCTGGTGGGCGGCCCGAACCTCCCGAGACCGTAATAGCGGGGGACAAGAACCGAGTCAACCTTTGGTTGACTCGTGGCTCCCTTGACAACCCGAAAGACTTTGAAAGATGGTGATGGAATCCCAATGGCCTCATTCGTCACTGGTCTTACAGTAAGCTCACGCTTTATCTCCTGTGAATTTTCAGGAGAAATTAGGTATCCATTTCTTGTGAGCATTCCTTAACACTATTCAAGATCCAATACTCTATGCCATCCCAAACTTTTTTTTGAATTTCAATCTGAAATTGTTCACCCTTTTGTAATTCTTGGACTGGCCTCAGACCTTCAACTCGGCACATGACCCGCCCGTACCTCCATGGAATTTTTACCCGAACAACTCTATTTTCAATTAAAAATTCCATATATTTGCGACCGTCCCAGTCGTAATACGGAGTATGTACGACGGCTTTCATATATTTTTAATATCACTTAGTTTTAAATGAGCTCTCCCGCGACTAGCCCAGCACCTAGTCCAGGAAGTTGGGTTGACAACCTGCCTTTCGTCGCCGCCTTTTTTGCCGAAAAATTGCCAAAGCCTTGGCAGCAGTGGTCGGCGCTGGGCGGCGGTGTGTGCTGCCTGTCGTGCATTTTGTGCTGCATAATCATGTTAATTTTCTTGCGCTAATAATAACATGTTGTCCAAGGACTTTTTGATCGGCCTCATTGTCGGACTCTTGGCGTTCTTCATTTTTTCCAAGTTTTTCGGGGTCCAAAAGTCGGACTTTACTATGACACCATTCACGGGGACCGACCCGAACGCCGCCAAGACGAGCTTCCAGACGCAGACGCAGCAAATTGCGACTGAAATGCAAACTGCTCTAAAGGCCGCGATTGATCAGAAACAAACAAAGGATCAGCTCGTCGCCATATCAAACCAGTACAATGACTATTCGTGTGCGCTCACCAAGGCTTTCGCGGAGTGGAACATCCGTAACGTGTCGGCCACGTCTCCAGTGTCTTCACCGTCACCTCGTTAGTTTTTAACGTAAGTTTTATTATATTGATTTGATACTCTACGATTTTTAGCTCCATCAACTGACCAGAAAGAACAACTAGCAGCGGCGTCGTCGGCCATAGTTCTAAATCGTGTAAACCCCCCACACGCCGATGAACTCTGACACGTCGTTTTACACGCGTTTAAACTACCTCTAGTCGCGTATGAACCATTTATTTTTGTTGCTAAAGAAATCCATTCTGCCGTATTTGATCCTACATAAGAATTGTCATATACAGTGTATGATCCTGTGTTAAGAGATGCGGCTGTAACACACGCTGACGAAGCTGTTGAACCAGTGGATGCTGTCGTTAACCCTGATGGACACGCAGTACAAGAATTGATACTCGTGTCGGTTTTATATGTACCGACTGGACACGCCTCGCAGTAATTGCCTATTGAATTCTTTTGTTGACCTACCGGGCATGAATTTATTACACAAGTACCACTGGAATTTCTTGTTGATCCTGATGGACAAGGCGCTGTTGATATACATGCTGCTGAGTTTGTTTTACCGGTACCAGAATACGTACTAGTACCAGACGGACATGCGAGGCAATCGGATTGTTTCCAACCATTACTCAGTTTATAAGTGTCTGCAGGGCAGTTTGTACATTGACCAGTGCTTGGGTTTACGTATTGCCCGGAACCGCACGTACCACACGTTTTAGGATTCATTAAAGCTCCTCCATTCGCGCTACAGTAAGCCGCAGCGGCGGTATCATTACCAAAACCAAGAATATTCCAGCCATAATTTCCTATGACGTCCGTCATTTGATCCTTCTCTCCCGAGGATACAGGAACGCACAATCCACCGGTGGTTCCTGTATTCTTTTTCTTACCCTGTGCACACACACCCAATTTACCAGGTTTTGAACTTACGCTTTGATACTTTGCCGAACCAAATAAACCCAACTCTGTGTCATTTAGACAACTCTTCGCGTTTATATCGTACCAAGGTTTGGCGGGTGGGCAAGCTCCTTGACCAACGCATTTTTTGGTCAAATAATCTATAGTAGTTCCTGAAGGGCATGAGCCCACACACGTTCTTGTTGTTTCATCTGCGAATATCTGTCGGGGCGCGCCTGGTGGCGTCTCACAGCCAGTGTTGCAAAAAGCAACGTTTGTAATTCCTGAAACATTTGTACGACTGGGTATTATTGGATTGATGTATGGTCTGCTGGAAGGACAGGCGTTAGTTGCCACGCAAGTCCGTGTATCTGGATTCCACACAGGAGTGGCACCAGAACATGCCGGTACACAATCACTTGCGCTAGAAGGTCTACCCGTCCCTGTGTACATTCTACCTGGAGCACAAGATCCGATATCAACGCAATTTGTTCCTGTATCGTCTAAATATTTACCCGCCGGACATGTGCACGTGCATCCCGTAAACAAGTTTCCATCAGCGGTCCCACCCCCCGTGCAAGTTGGGCAACATAACGAACCATTACTTACTGGTGTATAAGCAGGCCCCTGGCATGTTCTACAAACACACGTCTTGTCTTTCATAGGTACACGCAATTGTCCAGCTGGACACGTGGGGCAGCATTTGCCATCATAGTCGCGTATAAATTCCGCCCCTGACGGGCATGTAACACACTTGTTATTGTACCAGTTTGAACCTGGAGGACAATCACATACCCATTGCCCGGTTATTGTATTTTTACGTGGTCTATCTTGACCATTTGGGCAGCATATGTAGTTGCCGCCGCCGGCCGCGTATACGGTTATTACTTGGCCCGATGGGCAGAGGCGTCTCTCATCGGGTAAACCGACGAGGTCCCTCCACGTTTGTTCGGTCGTTATAGTTGTCACCGCGGCCGTACCTCCACTCACAGCTGAAGTGGTTACCGCCACGAGCGCCTGAGCCGAACCGGTTGCGATGACGCCAGCAGCCGTGGCGAGACCCTGACCCAACGTGTTCAACACAAGGTCAACTGTAGTATCACCTGTACTAACTGGTTTAATAGTTAGATCTAGAGTTGCTCCTGAATTTGCGAAGCGCGTAATGGTGGCACCAAGTATGTCCTCTACAATCTGTTGATTTTGAGTACGATAACACGAAGGATAGTTTGCATTTTCAACGTTACCCCCACCCAGTTTAGAAGCGTCCATGTTTCCGTCATAAGAAACCCCCTTGATATCGCATAATTTTCTGGAATTAACACAAGTTCCAGTTTCACGAATGTATATATTATTCGCCGAGCCCGCCGTCGTTGTTTGAGTATCGTCACAGAATGAGTGCACCCCTGCATCCGCGGCAATACACGCCCCACCACTCGGTATGGCATTCTGATCTAAAGCTACGTTCCATGCAGGGTTGCTAGATATCCAATTTGCCTTTGAAAACCAATCCTTGCTTCTCCACTCCGTGTACGTCAAGTCCAACTTTGATGGATCTGAAATAGCGGCACAAGGGGAGGGTGCTGGGCACGATACAGGTGGCGGGCATGGAGCAGGTGAACCCGCGGGACAAGGTGCGGGACACGTCGTAGTACACATCATGGATTTCGTTCGTTGTGTGGCGTCGTTAATGACCGTACCGTCCGTGAGCGCCCATGGGAACGCGCCGTGACAGTCCTCCTTGGTCGCCCAAGTACACGTACGAGCATCATACCCGTTTCCTGGATTGAAAACGAGGCCTCCGTTTTGCACGCAGTTGAAGTCAAGCATGGAATCAACAAGCCCATCTAAAACAGCATCTGAGAGAGGAGTCATGACCAATTGTTGAAAATCTGCTAGAGTAATATCTCCATAATTATTACCTCTTATTTGTGCTATATAGTTTGATACGATACCTTGCATTAAAAATATAATTTCCAAACGATTAATCAAAACGTCAAGTAACGTTGTTTTGGGTTTGGACTTGAGGGTATTGATCGCGTTTTGAACTATGGTCTGTGATTCCGGGCTCGTGTATATAAAAGGCGACAACACACCATCAACTGCTGGGTTTGTAATATCTATTGAATTATAAAGGGCTGTGAGCGAGTTTTTCACGTCCAAGTAAGTGGAAGAAGGAATCATATCAATAGTTGTTTTCAATCCACCCTTGGGATCGGATGGATCACCGACAAGCGATAAAATATTCGTCTCTAAATCTGCAAACATAGCTTCTACGGGCATGAGATCATGGGGTCCCAGAAACCGTGGGAAGCGCCCCGCCTTCGGTGGTGGTGCGGGACCTGGAGCGGGCACGGCTCCGGGAGAGGGTGGACACTTCGGCCCCAAAGGATTGGCACTGCAATCAACAGTTGCTTCCGCAGTTGCTTTTAGTTGATCATTGCGTTCAACTAACATATCAGAAGTTTGTGTCAGCCTTGCAAAGTTTCCTACGTTTTTAGAGTCAAGTGCCATGCCGGTCACCGCTACAACCATCAAAGGGTCCGTGACCAGTCCTCTCGCTAAACTGCCGGCAAGCTTGCCAGCGGATACAGTTGCACTACCCGCCTGTGCAGCCGCTTTGCCTAGAGCCCCCGCAACATTAAAACGCGTTCCGGCTTCCTGAGCGAGCTTCGCACCTGTGTTTTCACCTAGTTTCGCAGAAGTCTTGCCCCAACTGAGACCAAGACGTGCGCGTTCTAATAACGACATGAATTTGAACTTTCCTCTTATTGCCCCGGTCGCCGTGCGTGCAGCCACACGCCGTTGTATACTTGCTCTAATCTTCATGACCAGTGCGGGCGATCTAGCAATTTTTTGAAACAATCCTTTCACAAGTTCATAAACCATACTCTTTTGTTTATTGATAATCAGGTCTGCTATTGCTAGAACTAAATTTTGTCTGTTCAAGAGCATATCAGGAATTCCTTCCAAAAAGTTCAACAATTTGTCCAAAGGCGTGTCATATGGAGGAGGGGGGGTGGTGAATACCTGTTGTATAATCGGGGCGGGTGCAGGTGCCGGGCCGCGGGGAGTGATTGAACCAAATACCAAAGGAGCCGGTGCCGGGCCCGGTGCTGGACCTGGGGCGGGCACTGGTTCTGGGGCCGGGGCCGGGGCCGGAGATTGAGCCGGTTCAGGGGCGCCGGGCTCCTGACCAACCACCGGAGCGGGCGCCGGGCTCGTAGACGGTTTTTGTGATAAGAAAATGATTGATATCACAATAACTACAAATCCTATAAACCCTAAAAATAGGGCTCCTGCGCCACCTCCTCCAGAGAGCGCCATCTATCATACTTTACTATTTTTTTTTAGAAATTAGCATAAATGCACCTCCACCAATCAAAAGGAAAATACACACGGCTGCACATATCCATAAAAATGTAGTATCGCACACAAAAGGTACTATACTACAAAATGCACCCTTTGCAGCGCCACCTGCCGCTGCAGCAACCGGCCCCAAGGCGTTCAGTCCAGCGGCGGCAACATTACCAGCCTGGCTCAGTGCATTGGCGGCGACCGGTGCGGCGGCGTTCACTCCAGCATCCACTACAGCTGCAGCGGAATCAAACACAATTGCCGTCGTGTCTCCTACAGATCCAATAAATTGGTTTGAAAAAGATGAATGGACTACAGCGCTTCCCCAGGACCCTGAAAGTGCGGCCGGGGCTGATGGGACGGGGGCACCCGCTGGCGAAGTGGTTGACGGCGTCCCTGCCGGTGCCGCATTTGGATCTGCAATACTCTTTAAAATAATCAGATTACGATCGTCAATGAGGCTATCAACTCTTTCACCGTTCCCGAGGGCAGGGACGGTGCATCGCGAACTCGAGCATCCAGAAAAGTCCAATGTATCGTTGGCGCGGATAGCAAAACCTAAATTACTCGGTGGATTATATGATATCTGGACTCTCTGGGAGTCTAGACGTTTTACGTTGGTAATTGTGATTGTTTTACCATCTGTACCTTGCCATGCAACTAATGTATATGTCATATAACCTGTAAGGCCCACTCCCGCAAGAATCGTTCCCGTTGATAAATTAAACTTTGACTTGACGAGGTTTTCAGCACCTGCTGCACGATTGGCGGCCGCCTCGATGGCATTCTTTTCACCCGTGACGGCCGCTGCTGGATTTTCATTTTTCAAAGCAGTTTTTTGATTACTCGCAAGACGCGCCGCATCGTCAGTGCTCTGCGCGAGTGTAGCCGGATCTACGTTTCTTAAAGAACCACTCATGGCATTTTTCGCAGCGGTCTTGCTAGATGCGGTGGTTGTTGCTCTAACCGCTAGAGCCGACTGCCGAGCCGCCATCTCAGCGAGTTCCCTCGTGAGTCTAGCGTTGGTGTTCATGAGGGCGCGCAAGGCGTCGTCGGCTGCTGTAGCCATTTATATTACAAACTATTTTTTTACTTTAAGAAATCCAACTCGTTTTATTCATAATGGTGAAGGTTGTGTTTTGCATGCCCGGTCGCCAGTACTCACGCGAGTTCCTGCTCGCCTGGTCTGACCTGCTGATGCAGGCCTCCAGCCGTGGCCACCAGGTTATGATCTCTCAGCAGTATTCAAGCGTCGTCCACTTTGCGCGTGCCAAGTGTCTGGGAGGTGACGTTCTGAAGGGCCCTGACCAGAAGCCGTTTCAGGGTGAGGTGGACTATGACGTCATGATGTGGATTGATTCGGATGTGGTGTTCAAGCCTGAGGACTTTTTCAACCTTCTGGAGAGCCCACACGACGTGACGGCCGGCCTGTATATGATGGAGGATCTCCAGCATCTCGCGACCGTCAAGGAGTGGGACGAGGAGTTTTTCACCAAGACGGGCACATTCAAGTTCATGAGCCCTGATGAGCTTACCGACGCACCGCAGTACGTACCCGTAGCGTACACGGGTATGGGCTGGATGATGATTCGCAAGGGGGTCGTTGAGGACATCAAGTATCCTTGGTTCTGGTCAGATGTGCAGCGTATCGGTGGCTTGGCGGATATGAATTCGGAGGATGTGGCATTCTGCCGGTCTCTGCAGGCTGCCGGCCACCAGATCCACATTGACACAACGATTCGTGTCGGCCACCAGAAGCTTATGTTGATTTGAAAGTCCCGACTTTCAAAACCTAAACTCAACTTTCAATTCATCAATTGATCTATAATATCGTGCGAGGTCCTTTTTGAACCGCGCATCCTGCTTGGCATTGGTCTTGACCAGGTAAGCAAGATTCGCCTTTGAATACTTTGTCCGCGTTTGGTTGTCTGTAGGCTTGCGAGGTTTCTGAACCTTCGCCTCCTTTGTGGCCGGCTCCTCCGGTCGCTTGTCTATGAAACTAAGTGCTTGCATCACAGTGTCCGCAAGGTCATCCTTCTTTTTGTGCGCGTCAAAAAAGCCAATCCAGTTGGCGTTTCCACCTTCAATAAACTTGCGTGCGCGTTCAATTGACGCATTCTTGCGTTGTGTGTACCGCGCCTTGCCCGCGCCCGCCACGTCGGGAATTTTGTGCCGCGCGTCCCAAATCACAACGTTCTTCTCCTTGATGAGGAAGTAGGTGTGCAACAAGTTTTCTATAGCCTTCATGCCACGGTTCCGATCCGGCTGTTTTTCAATCACGACCGTGCGCGCCTCTAGGATCCACGGCTTTTCGTTCAGGTGCCGAACCATGCACGGAAAAATACCGTCGGCGTGCTTCGGGGGGATTCCTGACACGTCCCATTGATGAATCTTCTTAGTAACTGGATCTATCAGACACATTGCAAGGTTCTTAATTCCGCAATCAATTGACAAGATCATATATTATTAAAGAGATTCAGGTTTTTAAATGAAATATGATATGTGCAGAGAAAAAGAGAATTGCGGATATAAGAAATTCTCTAAAAATGGCACCAAAGGCTCCTAAACCTTCTCTCCCCACAGAGCCTCCTACAGAAAACTTGGAGGGTCTTATTTGTTGGTGGTGCGTTCATGCTCTTCCTCAAAAACCATGCATTCATTTGCCAATCAAATATGATGAAAAGCGCAATATTTTCCAGACAATTGGCAATTTCTGCTCATGGCAGTGTGCAAAGGCGTACGCTCTTGACATGAAAACGGCGCGCTCCGGTGAGATTCAGTCCTTGTTGGCGATGATGCGTTTGCGCGCGCTCGGCAGACACTATCCTCTATGGCCCGCCCCGAAGCGTGACATTCTCAAATGCTTCGGGGGAACCATGACTATAGAGGAGTTTAGGACGTTCGGAGGAGCCGTAGAGCCTCCTCAAATTTATTATCCTTATGAGAAACGCTACATGCCTGTGGTTGGCGGTGAAGTGCGCGGTGCGTGTGAAAACGTCATGCACGCTCCTTCGGGCGGTGGCGAAAGACTCAAAGCTATTGAGAATTCTTCAACTGAAACTGATACGCTGCGCCTCAAGAGGAACAAGCCTCTTGTCAGGGCCACTTCAAAGCTTGAGAATGCCCTTGGAATTAAGCGGAAGGGGAAGGACCCGGTGTGAGCGTCACTGGGCTGCCCATGGGTGACATGGACATTGCCATGGGGCTTGGGGCCACAGCCAGTGGCACGGCAACTTGAGCTGGGACCGCAATGTTAACAACCTCGGGTGACATCGCTGGAAGGGGTGACGGGGCTTCTTCCATCATCATCTGAGGAGGTTGCTCCATAATCATAACCTGTGGCTGTGCGGACGGCGTGGCATCCATCACACTGGGTTTGGCAGATGCGAGCCCAACTCCAATCAGCGCCAAATTGCTGGTATCCTCTTCAAGTGGCATCGGTCTGAGCTGCGTGTAATATGAGACTGTCTTTTTCGCCTGAAAAAATGTTAATATCAACCACGCAATGATGCCACCTAATCCAATTGACGAAATGGACTGGGTGAAACCCATTACTCTATGTTTAGAATAATTTCACGGTCGAAAGTTTAAATACCTGACCTGTCTATTTGTCGGCCTAGACTTGGGTGCATCAGGGTCTGTACTTCTGAACCATATCTCACCAATATGAGCCCTCCATTGAATTGAGAGTCTGTCAAGCACCTTGCGACAGACGACACAGGGTATAGAAGTTCCCATGGTGCCGTCACAGCGATCCCTCCGCACAACAACATCCCCATACTTTCTATGAATCCAGCGAGCCAGACACGAAGGGTGGACCCCTTGGCGTCCTGCTTCCAAAACGAGAGCCTTGATTAGATTTCTCTCAGCGCACCTGTGACAACTGTTGAATATTGGCTCGCGGCCGTACGTTACGCACGAGATCATTGGGTACATATTAAAAAGACGAATTTGCCTTTTATGTGTGAGTGTGCCGAAAAAACGTGTCTTGTGAGAGTCAGATGGTACCCGGAAAAGGATCATGTATTCTAAAAACAAATGAACCACTCCCTGCGCGAGCACGCCCGCCGCGTCTTCGCAGACAAGCTTGGAACTGGCGCCATTAGCCGCAACGCTGAAATAAGCCTCCTCAATTGGGCAGTTCACACGACTCGCGAAAATGGCCAGGACGCCTCGTGGGAAAACGACGTCTTCCGCAGGTACTACAAAATGAAACTCGGCTGGCTACTCACCGAGATGGGGCGGGAAGAAAAGCTCAACGTCGCGCTCGCAGTGGACGGTGACCGTGTGCAGCTGAGCTGTATCGTGGGGCCGCAGTTGGCCTTGCGGTTAAAGCGCAAGGAGCTTGACGTCAAGCGACTCGCCAACTACTCTCCAGACGTGCTCTGGCCTTCAGGCCCGTACTCACAGGCGATGCTCAAGTTGCGTGAAAAGGACATGCAGATGGAGAAGGCCAGAGCGAAGGAGGAGGACTACAACGGCCTCTTCAAGTGCGGCAAGTGCAAGAGCGTCAAGACGACCTACTACCAGATGCAAACGCGCTCAGCAGACGAGCCAATGACCACCTACGTTACTTGCAAGAACTGTGGAAACCGCTGGAAGTGCTAGTTTTTTTCTCGTTTAATAGTACATAATCATGGCTCGTGGTCGTCCCGCCGTCCCCAAAGCCGCCACCAAGTTCATGAACAAGAAGCACCGCGTCATTATGATGACCGCGGAGGGCAAGTACCTCGTCAAGACCGACAAGGGCACCGCCTACAACCCCAAGGCTGCCTACGTCAAGAGCCCAGGCGGCACCGTGCGCAGCCTGGCCAACTCCAGCGCCCGCGTGCCAACCGCCATCCGCCCCAAGGCGGTGCGCAAGGTGCGCAGCAACCGCCGCGTCGCCCGCCCCCACGTGCAGGGCATGGGTCTGGCACGCCTGTACCGCACCCCCAAACCCCTTGGCCGCCCACGCAAGGTCATGGCCAGCCCCATGTGGAACCTGCCCAATCCATACATGCGCAAGGTGCGCAAGAACAAGGGTGCCAAGCGCGGCCCCCGTGGTCTGGCCCTGCTGGCCCGCACCATTGCCAAGATGTAAATTAAATTATTATTTAATAATAAAATGCAAACCTCCCCCAAGGCCACCTCCTTCATGAACGTCAAGCGCCGCGTCATTATGAAGACTGCTCAGGGCAAGTTTATCGTCAAGACTGCCAAGGGTGTCAAGTACGCACCCAAGGCCAAGTACTACAAGAACCCCCAGGGATCCACCGTGAACGTCAAGTACGCTCACGCGAATGTCATGATCCCCAGCCCCATCCGCCCCAAGCTGATCCGCAAGATGCGCAAGAACAGCGGCGCGGCCCGCGGCAAGTACGCCGCCCGCGTCAAGGGCGTGCGCGTGCTCCCAGTGAAGCGCGCAGGTTACATCGCCCAGATGTATGAGGGCTACGCGCCCAAGCGTCCAGTCGGCCGCCCACGCAAGTACAAGGTTAGCCCAGGTGGCAACATGGGTCTCGCAGCCATGTTCGGTCAGAAGGCGGTGCGCAAGGTGCGCAAGAACAAGGGTGCTAAGCGCGGTCCACGTGTGGGTAAGAAGACCCTGCGCGCCAATCCTTACGCCGCCCTTGCGTAAATTTCCAGATAAAAACATTTATCATAAACTACAACAGAGGCATGTCGTCCGTCGGTGATCTCGTTCGCGTATGGACAGACGTGGGGGCGCGCAAGCCTGTTCCACTCCTCGCGAAAATCGTTGAGGAGAATGGTTGCATTTTCACCATCAGATACCTGTCCGAATCTGATGATAAAATATGGCGGTACGAAGTGGATACGTACGAGATTGATAATGATTCAATTTCAGAACACCTTAAAACAAGCGACGAGAATGACGTGGGGTTCCAGGTATTTGATGATGGTTTTGTAAAAATTGAATACGACGATGATTATGTTCCATCAGACGAGGATGAAGAGACGGACGACGACTCGCTGTCAGATGAAACGGAAGAGCAGGACGAGTTTGAAGATGATGACGAGGACGAGGACGAAGAGTCGGAAGCAGACGAGGAATAATCTAAACTTACATTAAATGAAAACCCAGAACGTTCTGTTGTACGCGCTTATCCTGATCGCTCTGTGGCTGATGTTTGTCCGCAAGGCGGATGGTTTCTGCCCAGCGTGCATGATGGCTTAAAAACATTATAACTTTTAATACAAATGTCTATTACTTCAAAGTTTGTAAAGGCATTTGACGCGTCAGCAGAGACACACGTCAAATGGCTAGCTCACATGTGCGACATCGCAGAGGCTCTGAGTCCTGATAAGCCGACGATGCTTATGGATGAGGTGAACAAAAATCCACTGAAAATCACAGTTGATGCGCGCGACGCGCTTGATTGGCCCCATATTCACTTTTGTCTATGCGCGGTATACGCCAAGGCTGTTTTGCGCGGCGGAGGGCACCTCATTCGCAGCCCTTCAGTATAGGTCGTTCACATCTGAAAATAACTCGTGAATTTCGCCAAGGCGCTGACGGTAAAACTCTACGGGGGCTTCAAACTGGTATGTATTACCAGAAAACACGTAACCACCTTGAGCCTTTTTCTTTACAATATCATTAATAGAAATCATATCTAAAAAGTTTTGTGTACACGTTAGTTGTAATTCATCAAATTCCCATTGTTGAATGTACAAGTGATGAAGAACATCAATGGGTCCCTGAGGACTCGGTAAAATGAGATCACCCATTTCATATATCGGGGGCCACTCCTTTTGATCAATAAAATAAGTCTCGAGCATTTGTCCTACAAACATGGCGTTGTCCCATTCCGTAAAACCCACTATCGACGTCCGGGAATCTTCGTTGACACGCAGAGTGAACGCGTCATTCCTGCCGGTGTGCAACGTGTAATACTTGCGGCTCTTTTGATTAGTCTTGGATGCGCGGCGCGGCTTGACCGGTGGCGGCATGGTGATCGACGCCACAAAACTCATCTCTTATTTTATAAGTGCACAGAGTCTTTAAAAAACGTGTCTTGTCCAAGTCAGATTTCGGGAATGCAGGACAATTTTCACACCAAACCAGTAAGAGACTATGGAGTGCGCAGTGTGCTACGGAGAGTCGGGTCCCTTCCAGAAGCTGTCGTGCGGACACGAGTTCTGCAACGGGTGTATTAAGAATTGGTACCTAAAGGGGGTTGCAGGGTCTTCGTGCCCTATGTGCCGCGCGCCTGTTTATTTCAAGGGGTTTCACCGGGTCAGGGACCAGTGGAACGAGGATGCACACGATGCCAAGTGCACTGAGGTTTTTGGCGACGCGCTGGATGCGCGCTTCGCCGAAGCCCAGGAGTTTGCTGATTCCTTCCCCGCCAAGTGGCGGTCAAGAATATTCAATGAGGTTATTGACGACTTTATTGATATTGAAAAGACGTACCGCTTCCTCAAGAACGAGGGTGTGGACCCTGAAGTGATGGAAGACGTGTTTTACTATGAAGATTACTACTCGGACAGACACATGAACAAGTACTCGTACCTTGACGAACCCGTCAAGGAGACTGCACCTGCAGTGCAGTCCCGGGGTCGCGGGAAGGGGTTCAAGCGCGCACGAGCACGCCAAGACGCCTGGGTCACGCTAAGCTTTTACATTGAAGTTTAATTGGAAAACTGATTCGCTATTCCCTCAAACAGTCCCCCCGCGTTGAGTCCTAGTCCAAATATCACTCCCAAAATCATCAGAATAAAACCAAGGACGAGCAGCCCCATGTTGCGCTGTGCCTTTGGCTTTTGGTTTTCCAGCGTCACGAGAATAAACCCCGGAATGCCAAAAGCCAGACCGAGTAAGAGTGCGCCTGAGATGGCGGTCAGGGCGCCGCCCGTGCCCACCGCGCTATCAAGAAAAATGCTCTTGTACTTTCCCATTTATTCTATGTTAATTTTTTTTCCTGGGCGCACAAATCGGCTGCCGAAAAACACGAGCGCAAAAGGGACCAACACAAAGACCAGAATTCTCGCCCATTCTGGATCTAGCCCCAAGTTCTGTCGCGCGCGCCGATAAAGAGCTCCATCTGGCGTCTGGACCTGGACGTTTCCAGATCCAGACTCGTCTATCCATTCTGATTGGTAATTGAAAATCATATTAAACGCCGCAAGAATCATAAGCACACCTAGGGCTTGGGTATGGTGCTCCAATTTTAGGCTAGGATCGGCATAATCTAGTAAAAATATAGTGGCGAGAATAACTCCCCACTTGATGAGCATACCCTGTTCCGGGCCGAGGCTGTGAAGCCACCCGAGCCATGGGCGGCTCGTGAACACGAGACCCACGAGCGCAAACGCCAAAGCGAGACGTAGATGGACCATCCTGAAACTAGCAGATAAAAAAGCCGGGCGTGTATCTAGTACAATGGAGGCAATTGAGGCTGTTCTGGAGCTTGCCAAGGAGCGCGATGAGCTGGCTAACGAGCTTGAGACCTATGAGGATTGGTTTGAGACGATAGTGGGTAAGCATGTGACTCTGAGCGTGAAGCACAAGAAGACGACGCGCTTCGTTGAGTGCATCGTGACCGAGTTCATTCAGGGTGAGGGGTGGGAGCTGACGAGCGAGGAGGACGGGGACGATGTGGTGTTCATGATCACTTTTGAGGATCTGTTCAACGGTAAGGTTTCATTTAACATTTAAAATTTCTCATGAAGTTCGCTGCAAAATTGCTCAAGGCCGGGGACAATCACATTCGCCCATAGCTCTTCATCACGTGTAATATCATGACTTAATACCTGGTTGTTGTACTGCTCTACCAACCGAGCATTTACAAGACCCAGCAACTGTAAATATACTTGGACTTGAATCATCTCGTACTCCACCACCCGACGGAACAAACGATTTGTACGATTCTTAATTTCCACTAAAATTCGGTTTCCATCCCGCTCCTCAATTCTGTCAATTTTTCCAATGACTACAAACTTTGTGTCACCAAGAGTACATACTTCACGACTGTAAAACGCATCATCCTTCACAAAACTGACGTTCTCATCCTTGGCCACCTTGTCGGACGTCTTGTCCTCCGACCGGGTACCGTGTGACGTGTAAACCTTGGAACGCAGGTGCTCAATCACCTCAGTCTTCTGGACAGCACTCAATTTTGAATCGGAATTAATCTTGTCACGGGCCTCACTAAACACAGACTGAACTTGCGCCGAGTCGGTAGCCTTGATGGACACGGCAGCCGCGAGCACCCCCTTGGCCTCCTCTGAGAGAGCAAGGGCAGCCTCAGCCTTGTCACGCTTGGTCTTGCCAGTGAAAGTCTCTGGGCTATATTTCTTCCAAAGTTCGTCTAGAACCTCATGACGTGGCTTGTACTGATTTTTCCCCAAAATTGCAGCCACCTCACTTGCTTTGAGGACGACACGAGCAGGTGCCATTTATCATATAAAAAGTATGACCTCTAAGTAACTAAATGTTGACTCTGGCAGTGGCAAAACCTCAATTTTTTGCCAAGAAGGGCCCTGATCCACGTCCCGGAAAGCGAACGAAACTCCGCCCCAAGGATGTTGAACAGGCTATTCAACAGGCCCGCAACCTGTGTTATCACTTTGAGGACACTCCGTCGTGCAAGGTGGCGTGGGACCGCGTAGAGGAGCTTTCATCCGAACTGGCACGCCAGCGCGAGGAGAATCTACGCATCAAGGCTCTGGCCGAAGAACTTGAGGAATTGTGCGCGGTAGACCCACTTCAGTGCCGTGAATATGACGTCTAAGAGTAATAAGGAAACGTGATAATAGCAAAAATACAGGCCACGCCTATTAAACCTATAACACTACGAATTACTTTACCTCTTCTGTCCCCACTGTACACGACCGGGACGGGAACTATTATATGTTGGGGCTGAACTGCGTGAATTGGAACAGGGAGATCAGCCCTGCACATAGGGCACTTTACCGTGTAACACTGCATATGGACCATCTTCTTGCAACACCCCATGTGAACTACAGTTCCCGATAAAGGTTCCAGACACACTGGACACTCGGAGTCCATACTACCATATCTGGGCAAAAAATGTGTGTTGTACGGGATTGGGTCCCAATTTTGATTCTAAATTCAACTTAATGGACGGTCGTGAGCAGAAGCGTAGTTCGGCCAAGAAACATAGTGAGCAGTCGGTGTATAGTAAGAAGGCTGTACGGGCAAAGGAGGCCCTACTTGAAAAAAAGTTGTCGTGTCCCGCCAAGCCGGGCAAGAAGTAACTCTCAAAACACCAAAAAAAGCAATGGCTTCCCTCAAGACTCCCGGCCTCCAGTTCTACGCCGAGCAGGTTGACCCCCTGTACCGGCCTACGGGTCTGTACCCTACCGTGTCAACCTACCAGTACGGGTTTGACCTAGAAGGTGGCCCTGTGAAGAATGAGCTCTATGTGGTCTGCAAGGACGGTTCTATTCAGTCGGTCCACGAGCCTAGCCGCCCTATTGGTTGGGAACTTATTGAGGGCGAGTTTGATGACTGGTACTACCGCGTGACTCAGATGAACCACCCGCGCAAGCGCTGTGCCGTCCGGTACCACAGTCGCGTGGAGGACCCACCCGCGGGCCGTGGCCACATCGGGTCCGTCGTGGTGGCGTGCCGGCGGGTTGAGACGCCGCAGAACGCTGAAGTGATTGAGCAAAAGGATGATGGCGATGAGGTCACCTCGATCGCCAAGATCGACCCGCTCCTTGCACACTGCGCGGTGATTCTGGACGACCCTGTCCAGACTGCAGCGATGGCCAAGTTTGCAGAGGGAAAGATGAGTTACGCGGAGATGCGCGGACTGTGTGGGTAAATTTTGTTTTGAAATTGTAATGAACCCGCCTTCTTGTGAAACGTGTCGCTACTTCGTCCCGGGTCGTTACCCCCGTACAGATACTTGCTCCCGTTTCATAGCTTATAAAGGGAGAGGGAAGGTTGTTTATGAGTGGGCCGAGTCTGTCCGATTCAGTGAGCGCAAGTGTGGGCCAGAAGGGCGGCTCTTCGTCGCCCGTGACCCTGTAAAAAAGGCGTCACGTGACCGTCAAGAATTATGGAAATATCTAGTAGAGCAAGATGAATAAGGAGGTGTGTATAACGGTCCGGATCAGCGTCCGCCGTGTCCAGCGCCATCCAATCACCCAGCGAACCGTACGGTCCACGACCCTTTTGAAAAAGCATGTGGTACGAGGGGCGACGTTAAGTCTCGTACCAGATGCCCTAAATGATTTCGCAATTCATCACGCACAAGTAAACATAGCAGAGATTACACATCTTTTACTAGATCAAGTTGCTATCAGCAGTATGTCTGCAGCCATGGCTATCGCTATGTTAGCTTTGAAAGATTGAATTTGACATGTACCGGTGGATAGACGACGTTGAAAGATACCCGAAGTTTGCCACCAGGTACGAATCCCTTTCCTAGAATCAGATAATCCTCCCGAGGATCCAGAACCCCCCAATCTGTCGTGTCAATTTCTATTGGCCCGTCAAAGTGAGGAATTTTGATCTTTTTTCCATTGACACTTTCTACAAATGGAATTTTTGTAGACCATACGATGTCCATACCTTGTCTCATCAGCTCTGGGTGGTCATCAATTTTGATGTGAAAATTAACATCCCCAGGTTCTTCACCCTGGTTTCTTGGCTGCTCACCCAGACCATGTCCCGTCATGACCGCTCCACTCTCAATCCCTGCAGGTATTTTTAGTTCTAAATTGAGAGGCTCCTTTTTCTTCCCTCTGTGACACTCACCACACCCATGTGACACACCACCCTCCCCTCCACACATATTACAAGGTTGATTGAACACCATAGGACCCATATGATGCTGGACCTGCCCACGCCCGTGACACTGTTGGCACTTCTTCTTGCAACTGAAACAAGTCTTTTCTAGAGTGACCCGAAGGTTCTTGACCGTCCCACGATACGACTCTTCCAAACTGATTTTTATTTCATGATCAAAATTGGAACGTTTAACAGGACCGCGCTGACCACCCCCAAACCCTCCAAACATCTGAGCAAAAATGTCGGGTGGGAAGGGGTTACCCCCCTGTGGCGGGCCCTCAGGCGTCCCGAAGCGATCAAAATTCTCGCGCTTCTGGGGGTCCGTGAGGATCTCATAGGCCTCTTGGACCTTTTTGAACTTCTCAGCGTCACCGCCTTTGTCGGGGTGGTGCTCGCGGGCAAGTTTGTGATAGGCTTTCTTGACGACCCCGTCCTGAGCATCTCTGGGGATTCCTAGAACCTCATACGGGTTCATCTAATTTTAGATACAAATTAGTCCTTTACTTGGAGCGCGCCTTGCGCACGGCGCTCTGGATCTTCTTAGCGGCCGTCTTGGGGCTCGGCGTCTTCTTCTTGGCGGCGACCGTGACGCGACGCACGTTCCGCGGGTATATGGCCCCACGAGTCACGGGGTTGCGTGCACCAGGGATAGGCATCTTGGGGTTCATCATCAAGAGGTTATAGTCGTTTTTGAAGGCTGTTATGAGCTTACGGAAGGTGGCCTTGTTATAGTAGTTTGTACGACCGGTCGTACGATTCTTGATCTCATAGACGACCATGTTCTTGGGGAAGTTGAGGGTAATTGGGTTGACGTAATTTGCTTCCAAAATTACACGAGGTATGCGAGGCATCGCTGCGACTCTTGAACGCGCGACTGAAGCTTTTTTGTTGGCTCGGTTCTTCTTGAGTTTCATAATTGCCCGATGTTTGGCCAGTGCCGCCGCAGTCGGGGGCATTTAATATTACATAAGATAATTTAAACACGAGGCTCTCTGTTTACAGCATTCTTGCGTCTCTTCATATTACGGTAATACTGTGCGACTTCCGGGTCGTTCTGCTGCCGCGCGAGTTGATTGAGAGCCTGGGTCATAAGGGATCCCTTTCCTACATGATTTTTCAAGAATTGTCTGTACAACGCTTCAAAATCAGTACTAATATTCGCATCAACAGCGGCTATAATGTTGTATGCGTTTTGGAGAGAGGTGTTGGGGCGGGATTGCACCGCCGCGACGACCTGCCCTTGACCAGCGCCCATGGCGCGCGACTGTCCACCAGTGTTTTGTGACGTTGTTGGCCGGGCAACACCACGCAAGCCACCTATCGCCACCTGTATTTTATTGTTGGATCCTCCCGCGCGTGCGAGACGTTGTCCAAAGTTCTCCAACCACCGCGCCTCGTAATTTACCCTGTTTCTATTATTACCCCACGCTTTACGAGCCTTGTAAAGTTTCGCCATGGTGAAATTTTGGGGCTGTAACTGTCCACTCAATCTGGCGCCAAGTTTTTCAATTGCGGGGAGGCGCGTGTTTAGTAGTATGGGTTCATTTGGGTTATTTCTGATTGCCGTCATGTATCCAACCATGGAGTTGAGGAAAATCCGGTCAACTTCGGTCATGGCCATACCAAATCGTTTTTTATCAAGACGGAAGATGGCGCAAAATTTGTCTAGATTCACCTTTGAAACCGTCATGGTCACCGTCTCGGTTGGCGTCAGACGTACAACTGTTGGTTTCTCTTGAACTGTAAATTTAGCATTGTTGACATTTTCCGCGCCCGCTGCGAGAAATACAGCCTCTATCTTGATATTTTTTATTGACGCCCATGGGTGTTGGCCATCCAAACGCACCTGTCTGAACATGTAATAAATGGCGTACATAGAAAACCGAAGTTGGGCCATCTCTTTGCCCTTTGACCCGGCCGCTTCACCCTCGCCAACTTTCACCTCACCTAGAGTAAAAATTATAGTAGATTTATTCGGGTCATTATAATTTAAAATTGTAATTTTAAGCATGTCCGATTCGGCGGCGGTCGTTCCTTTAGAACCTTCGCCTATATTACTTTTGGAAACTTGATTTGCTTGAGCAGATGACAGGTCCATTTTCTGTAAAACTCCTGCCGCCACGCGCTGAACTCGGGGTTTGTCCACTTTGAAGCCGTTCACGAGCCATTCACCGTCGTGTGTACATATCTGTCTAAAAGCAGGCTTGTAAAAGTTGGAAATCGCACCTCGTGAAAGGGAGGCTTCCGCAACACCGGCGTTGCGTGGAACATTAACTGTATTTATATTACTCTGACCCAACGCACCCCATAAATTCGTCATGGACGCTCTCACGTTCCTCTCAGGCAAGGAAGTGCGGTTGGTTGACCACAGACTTCTCGGGATGACTGGGATGGCGGCCACCTTTGGGAGAAAGGGGGCATCCTCAGCGGCGCCACCTCGCCCGGTTGTTATGTATCGCATTCCTAGACTTGTGACTAGGGCCGTGTAGACCATTTCTTTAGTAGGAACAGAATCAGCATTAGTGATCGGCAACCCCCTTGCTCGCTTATTCACACGACGGGCCCATATACGACTCTGAATATATGGTTTAATATTCTTCACTACATTCGCATAGATGAGATTATTTTTACCCGCAATTGCACTGATATTGATACCTTCCTTGGCGTTGTTCGCGTTTCCGTTCGCGTTTCCGTTCACGTTTCCTTTCACGGGCGCTGGAGAGGGTCTCATGTTCGTTTTGCGCGTCTTGGGAGGGGGTTTCTCTAAACCAGCTGCTATAAGTTGTTCCATTGTAAGACCGTTATTATATTTTGGTTTGTTATTGCGAGCTCGTTTACTTCTGCGAAGTCCGTTTCCGGGAACGTTCACGTTCATCCTATACTCCAACCCTAGATAAAAACTTGACCCTTGGAAGAAGTAACAATGGCTACTTCCAAGACCCTGATGAAGGCACTTGACCGCGTGACTGACCTGAAGGCTGACCTCAAGGAGGCGAATGCCGAGCTCAAGGAGGCTGTTGAGGCGACCTCTCTCTACAAGGCTTTTTTGGATGCCATCAAGGAGACGATGCCCGACAAGGTGCCTGAGAAGGCTGCGGCTTCCAACGCCTTCAAGCTGACTCTGGCGATGCTGACCAAGAAGGAGGAGGAGACCGAGGCCGAGTAAATTTAATAAAATCCCCAATTCGTCAAGTACTTTTTGTGCGGCACAAATCTCACATTCCAAACCCTTTCGTTCGCGTTGAAGCCCTTGACCTCTATATGACCTGGTGGCAATATATGCTCACCTAAATGTGAATATCTTAGTCTGCTATTTGGAGAAACTTTTATATATGGTATGTTCTTGTTCACATAAAGCCGCAGGACGATACCGTTTGGATTATTTTTGAGTGCAAAAACCCTGGCCGTCTTGCGTCTGTTTGTCCATGACGACGGCCCATTTTCGTTTCTTATGCTATTTGGGTTGTTAATTGAGAGACCCCTATAAAGAACGAGGCTTCCGTTGGACCGGGGTGCGTTGTGAATAAAGCGCCGACGCATATTTACAGCCATTTGGCGTGTGTTATTACTCGTGTTATTCAGTCCCACCGTCTTGGATTTTGAACGGATACCTTGAGCGATTTTAGTTCTGGTCCAAGCGTTCAATACATTGAGCCGTCGGAGCTTGCCACTAGGGGTCCTAGTAAGGTGTGAGTAATTCTTTTCCTCTCTAACACGCTTAACGCCCATATTAGGGCCCCCGAAAAAAACGTGTCGTGACCAAGTCAGAGTCGGTAGAACAGAGAGTCAAGTACCCCAAAACAACCATGGCCACCTTCCGTGTGATGCTCAGCCTTAACGCCGACCTGGCCGAAACCAACGCCATTTATGTCAACCCCGTTGACGCCACCACCCCTTACGTCAAGATGGGACGCTTTGTATACAAGTGCATCCCTCATCCCGACGTGGCTCGTGGTACCGTACGCATGAACGCCATTGCGCGGCGCGCCATCTACCCTTCCGAGGAGGTGACCCTAGAGGAGTACCTCGTGCCCATGACCGGTGGGCCCAAGCGCGTTTGTGCCCAAGCCGAGTACGTCAAGCGCATCACAGGTCCCATGCCCGACAACCTCCCGAACACCGTCCGGAACGCCCTCGAGGGCCTGATCGTCGCACCTGGTCAGCAGCTGACGCTGACGCACGAGGACCGCGCGATCCTTATCCACGTGACCGACGTGGACTCCCCGGGTGTCATCACTATGAATACCGAGGTGAGCCTTATGTGGCTCTCGCCCGTCTGAAAAAAAGTGTGCTGCGCGGCCCAAGAGAGTGTAATCGCCAGTCAAAGTTACCCTAAACACACGATGTCTCCCAACGCTTACGTCAGCTGGAACGACGAGTCCCGCCTCCTGTACGGCTTTCAAGGTGAATACGAAAACGAAAAGCCCTGCTTCACCTGGACGTACTCCACGTTTGAAGAGCACCTAGGCGAGGCATGTACTCCGTCAATGTACAACTTTTTCACAAACTACATCTGCGAGGAAATTTCCAAGGAGGAGCTCTACGAGATCCAGGGCGGCGACTACTGCCCCGGGCGTCTTGAGGAGGAGGCTGTAGACGCGTACTTTGAGCTGCCTATCAAGGAGCGTATTGACATGCACATGCAGGAGATGAAGAACCTAGAGCTGGAGCGTGACCGCGCATCCCGTAAGGAGACAGCCTTCATAGACGCCATCTTAGATGGCGCCTGCCCTTTTGACGTCACGAGCCCCATCTACGTGGAGTACTGTCAGTGGTGCCGTGAGCAGAAGGAGAAGTGGACAAAGATCCACTTTGACCTGTGCTGCCAGCTCAACGAGGAGACGGACTGGCGCGGGGGCCACGAGGCGGGCGCAGAGGATGATCGCGGCGCTACAGCTGGATACGATCCCATGGACGAGTAATTTTGTTTACAAAATGTAATGGAGCCATCTATTAACGTCAAGAACCTGTTCCGCGTCCCCACCCACCCCTGGCCCGTAGTCAACCGAGGTAACGCCATAAACCGTGTTCAGAAAATCCTCAAGGCGAATCACGTCACAGGGATCCCCAGCCACTGGCCAAAATTGTACTATGGACAGACTCGCGCAAATTTGAATCTAAATAGGACATACAGAAACACAGACGCGCTGACCCTCCCCGACGGTGTGTACCTCTATCTCATAGAGTATAATCCTGATACCAACAGGTACCACAAGAGTTTCGTGAGGGTTCACAACCTGTTAGAGGCTGGATCGCGCCACTTCCAATTGCCGACCAGAAATCACGGCCGGGTTATCGTGGCCGCCGGCGAACTCTCCAAAGAGGGACGGGTCATCAAGTTCAATCTGGAAAGCGGTACATACACCAGAAACCTGATGATGAAGACCAAAAACCGAGGGGTGACCAACGCCAACTATATAAAGGTCGTGAAGAATGCCCTTAGAAACATGAACGCCAACAAGAATTATGTGACCAACATTTTGATTCCAAAAATACCAGGGTTCCTCCAAAACCTCTTGAACCGCGGGAACCTGAGCTTCTATCACGGAAGCCCCACAAACAAGACGAAGGCACGTGTCCTAGCAAACTTAGAGAAGGCCGGTCTCAACACCAATAGTGCCACTAATTTAATTCGTAAATTGATAGCCCCTAAAAATTCCAGTCCTGTCCGGGCCAGCACACCAAGTCCAAAAAGAAAGGCAACCAACAATGGCAACGCCACGGGCGCCGCGCAAGTCAACCGGGGGCGTGGACGTGCAGCTAGAAGAGTTTGAGACGGATCTCCGGGCGGCTCTGGAGATTCAGCTCATCATGAATACAAACATGCCTGCGTGGAACGAATTGGACCATTTGTCCGATGAGGATAATGAAGGTATTCGCCGAGTCATAGACTTGTGTTTTGAGGACATGGCCTACAGGTACTCACCAGCCCCACAGGTGAGTGCGGTTCTGGAACACTGCCGAATTTTGATCCAAAATGTAGTGTGGGCATCCATGAATGTCCCTTGGCCAGAGGTTCCAGACTTGCACATTGAGCGCGTCATAGATAACACCATAGAGGTTTACAACCGCGTTATCTATGCTCACCTCCGGACCGAGATGATCATGGCGAACCATAACGCCGAGGTCCTTCAACGTACGTGGCGTCGCTGCATATCCGACCCGTCGCACCTTGCGTGCCGTCGCCGTCTCGAGTACGAGTTTAATGAGCACCTTCACTCCCAAAAACTCTGAAGCTCTCCGGGAACAAAAGCCTTTCTATTATTTGGAATTAAAATTGGTTCAGATGTTTTGATCACGACATCATCCACCTGAACCATTGCATCCTTGTTCAATTTTTTGAGTAAAATTAGTTTACTTGATATTGCACCCGCGACAAATCCCAAAAAGAATTCGTACATGAAATATACACTCCATACGCCTTTAAAGTAAAGCAGAGCTCGTAAAGTAATGCAGTCAGAGTGCAACCAGGAGATCATCCACCTTATTGAGTCCCGAATGGAAAAGGGTCGCAAGCAGTACGGTCACGGGCTTCTCCAAAATGCGGGATACGACTGGGTCAAGGAGGCCCTAGAGGAGGCTCTAGATCTTTCCATATATCTGTCTGCCAAGCTTATTGAAATTCGTGCACTGTCTCCGCCTACAGAGGACGCACTTTCCAAGAGTCTATAGAAATGAACTCCTCTCAAGTTCGCCGATACCTTTGTGATTTTCAGGGAGAATTCAACCACTCTACAGGCGCCTCGCGTAATTCCCTCGCGTCAGCAGTGATATTCTACGATGAGTGGGCACTTTTCATAGGCGTCATAACAGGCGTCAGCCTCGCATCTGTACACAGGGACAATGTACTTGATCTATATTCAATTTCCAATACATGTGCTATAAAGTGCAAGACCATATTAAATATAAGGTGATGGACCGAGTCATGCTCTCACTGAGACTTCACTCTCTGGAGATATTTTTGAACAAAATTGAAAATTCCAAAACCGAAAAGGAACGCATGACCCTTGCTCTAGAAGCTTCTCAATTTTCAGATAAAATTATGAAGTTGACACCTGAAGACAGTATTATTCACCCAAATTTAGATTTTTTTTCACTAGCTGTTTTTGCAAATAATATTACATGGGCTAGGGAGTGTCTGAATTCTATTAAAAATTCAAGTGTCAAATACTTTTAATGGAATCTGACAAAGATTGGGAAGTTGGAAAGGTTCTCAAATATAGGAAACTGAATCCCGTGGGTGAAGATGCATATCTCATGCCTGATGGTACTGTAACCCTTGACGAAACTAAAATTATAAAGGCTCAACGAATTTTCATTCACAATTACTACGAACCGGATGGGCCGTGGGCACGGAGGACCAAGACAAAATATGCGTCATGTGATGCCCAACCTCCACCCCATGATCCAACTACTCAACCCTAAAATGGCTTTCGCAAACACCAACACCTTCAAGAAGCTTATCAGCAACCGCAAGCCTACTCAGCTTGAATTTTATTTGAAAAATGGTGCTTCTGAAAATATAATGAGTCTCGTACCCTTGTCAAATAAGGCATTTGGTGAGGGTATGCAACGTATAATTTCCGAAATCTTCGGCTGTGAAGCCTCCACAAATACCGGACACGATGCCGTGTACAGAGGGCACAATATTGAAATAAAGTCGGCGCGCTACTGGTCGGGTACGGGCGACTGCAAGTGGCAGCACATCATGGACGATCACAACTACACATGGGTTTTGCTCGCCCTGGTTGACTTTCAGGATCTGAAGTTTTGGCTCGTCTCCAAAGAGGTTATTCGCGCTCACCCTGAGGTTTTTGCGCAGCAGGGGAACGCTGAGGGTCAGGGACGTTGGTGCTCTATGAAGAAGGCTCTTCCTCTTGCACACCCTGTTGCGTCTCGGGAGGATCTGGACCGCGTAATCTTTCCTGAATCAGTGTAACGTATACAGGATTTATCTCAAACGCTGTCCAGTTGAGTCCCAAGTCCCGCGCCGCTACACACTCGCTCCCCGACCCTGCAAACGGCACAAGTACCGTACAATCCGGTTTCCGCGCCGCCTTCAAAAGCCTTGTGCAAATTTCAAGCGGTTTTTGGGTAGGGTGGTCAACCCTCTCCTTCTTTCCCGCACCACCCGCGAGCGCCGGCACCTTTATGACGTCACGTGGCATCGCACCCTTGTCGTTCGCCGTATATGTCGTCTCCTTTTCACCCTTTGAAAAGCGCCCCTTGGAAGCCTTACGTGATTTACCAGCTGCGTTATTCAAAAAAGTATCCGTATAGGGTTCCCGCACGTCATCCAGGTTGAAGTGGGGCCTGTGACCTTTTTTCCAGACGCACAAAATTGACTCGTGACTTCTCTGCCAGAACTTGGCGCTCGGGACCGTCTTGTTCGTGTAGTGCCACACGAGCCATCGGACGCGTGTATGGTCATCAATACACGCCACTTGAATTTGTGCTAAAATTTCAGGGAACCCATAAATATACATGGTCCCGTCCGGTGAGAGGACACGGAAGCACTCTGCGATCCACTCCTTGGACCACTTGAGATATTCAGACATGACTTGCTTGTCTGAATCATTTCCAAAATCCTTTCCAATATTGTAAGGTGGGTCTGCTATGATGACTTGGACAGAATCACTTGCGATCCTTTTCATTCCTAAAATACAGTCTTCATTGTGAAGACTCATGATGTTTATAGCTTCGCACTTTTTAAGAGGCTCTGAAAAACCTGTCAAGTGGAAGCCACGGGGAGCCACACGTTTCAATGTTCACATGAAATGGTCAACACGTTCGTCCCGTTTGCAGATGCCGAAGCGTGCGCACGCTCCTTGGACCGTCTTCGTTTAGGGAAACAAAGGGTTGAAGCATACCAGCTGTGGCGGGCCCTTATGGGAATCACAAAAGGATGGGTCCACCACCCTGCTACCCTCATGTGGAAAGGTCACACGTGCTTTCTCGCCAAGTATATGAACACTATGATTGACGAGTGGGTAGGCCGTGGGTATCGCAATTCTATGCAAAAATTACCACACTGTAGTAATCCACGACCTCCATGGTGGTGGGGGTGGGCCCCTATACATATGTCCCATCAGGCGGCTCTTAACCGCAAGAAACCCGACTGGTATCAGTTTGACGTGGGCACTTGGGTAAATTATGGGTACGTGTGGCCCTCAAAGGTGCCTTTGGCCTTGCGGATCCCCGAGCCAGAACCTGTTAAGGTTTGCGAGCCTTTGTAAACTAAATGATCGCCGCCCGGACCTTGAACCAACGCATCTACCTAGACCTCTTGGCTAGTCGCGCGCCGGTCATCGTGAGTACAGGGCCTGCTGGCACGGGCAAGACCCTGTTGGCGTGTCAGGCGGGTTCCAAGGCTCTCGTGACTGGTAAGGTTGAGAGACTGATTCTGACGCGCCCGGCAGTGAGTGTGGATGAGCAGCATGGATTTTTGCCAGGAAATTTGAACAAGAAAATGGAGCCGTGGACCCGCCCGATGTTTGATGCCCTGTACCGTTACTTCACCGTCAAAAAGGTGAATGAAATGATTTATGATCAGAGGATTGAGGTGTGCCCATTGGCCTATATGCGCGGCCGTACGTTTGACAACGCTTGGATTATCGGTGACGAGATGCAAAACTCCACACCGAGTCAGATGAAGATGTTGATGACTCGGATTGGAGAGGGTTCAAAAATGGTGATCGCAGGTGACGGTCAACAGCACGACCGTGGGTTTGAGGTCAACGGTTTGGCAGACCTTGTGAGTCGTATTGACGCCGAGTCGGAGAGCATCAAGCACTTGGTGTTTACGGAGGATGACGTGGTTCGTGCCGAGGTTATCAAGGAGATTCTTCGGATGTACAAGTAAAAAACGTGTCCTGTCCACCCTAGGTCCATAGACTAGACGGCCAAAACACCCAAAAAACAACCACGTGTCATGGCTCTCACTATCATCAACGAACTTGCGGCCACCTCCGGCCGTCTTGAGAAGGAGGCAATTTTGAAACAAAATTGCGAGAACCTCACTCTCAAGGAGGCTTTCCGGCTTGCGCTTGACCCCAAGGTCAATTTCTATATTAAAAAACTACCCGAGGCGGGTGTAGCGCGGCCGGGTGCGGACGTGTGGTCTCTGAGCGAGGCGCTTGAATCTATCAAGATGCACCTTGCGACGCGCAAAATGCGCGGCAATGAAGCAATCACATACGTCCACCGCCTCCTGACGTGTCTGGAACCGGACGATCGCGAGATTCTCCGGCGAGTTCTGGGTCGCAACCTCAAGTGCGGTGTGAGCGAGGCGACGGTTGAGAAGATCTGGCCAGACCTGAAGCTCAGCTACCCCTGTATGCTGGTCAGCCCCCTGACCGAGAAGACGAAGGTCAAGTTCCCATGCGTGGTCCAGACCAAGATGGACGGTATGCGGTTTAACGCCCGTGTACTTAATAACACTGCGACTTTCTACTCGCGCGCCGGCAAGGAGCTGGCGTTTGAGGGGTTGCCCATAGAGGCTGCGTTCCAGAAGTTGCCAGAGGGCGTCTATGACGGTGAGCTGCTCGTGGCCAACTGTGACCGCAAGACGGGCAACGGAATCCTGACCAAGTTCCAGAAGGGTACGGGCACTCCTGTTGTGGGTCGCGACATTCACGCCAAGGTGTGGGACGTCATCCCTCTGTCCGACTTTGACAAGGGCTCGTGTTCTGTCGGATACATTGAGCGCTTCCGTATCCTCGGTGGGGCACTGAAGGCTGCGCGACCGGATACAATCACCATAGTCCGGACGTGGCTGGACGTATCTGATATGGAAGAGGCTCAGACCATCTACAAAGAGCAGCTGGCCCATGGTGAAGAGGGTGTGATCCTCAAGGACCCCAAGGGGCCGTGGGAGGACAAGCGGGTCAAGCACCAAGTCAAGATGAAGGCTGAGCTCGAGGCCGATCTGCGCGTCACGGGGTTCCTCCCGGGTGCTGGCAAATTTGAGGGCAAAATTGGATCATTGCTAGTAGAGTCGGCCGATGGCAAGGTCAAGTCGGCTGTCGGCACGGGCCTCGATGACGAGGAACGGTCATGCGACCCATCTGAATTCTTGGGCAAGATAGTGGCCGTCAAGTACAACGCGCTTATAGATGACAAGAAGACGGGTCAGAAGTCGCTATTCCTCCCGGTTTTCGTGGAGATCCGTGACGACAAGGGGGTGGCCGACACAATTTAGGAACAAAATA